ATTTTTAAAGATTGTGATTATGCAATGTTGGGTGATATTCATCTTGAGAATCAAATACTTGACAAAGACGGTCGCATTCGTTATGCCGGATCCACAATTCAGCAAAATTTCGGAGAGGCAACTTGTAAAGGTTTTTTGCTTTGGGACATTAAAGATAAAGAAAGTTTTACCTGCAAGCCTTTCCTCTATACGTCGCCCAAGCCTTTTATCTCCATTTCTTTAACTGCCGAGGGAAAAGTCCCAGAGGCCAAAATTCCAGAAGGTTGTCGTCTTCGACTTGTAGTAGAGAACAGTATTTCAACGACTGCTCTTAAAAAAGCGGTCAATGTGGCCAAGAAACTATACAGTCCAGAATCCGTTTCAATAATCAACCGGGCAACTTCCAGTAATGGAGTGGAAGTTTCTGATGACTTTAAGCGGGATGACTTAAGAGACATTACCGTTCAAGAGACATTAATCCGGGAGTATTTAGAGGATTATAAATTAAATGAAGATCTTGATACGCGCATCATCGAACTCAATAAAAAATATAATGAAATTGCCGAAAAGAATGATGAGACTTATCGCAACACCAATTATGAGATTCTTGAGTTGGAGTGGGACAACCTATTTAACTATGGTGAAAAGAATAGGTTAGACTTTACCAAATATACTGGAATTACAGGAATTTTTGGAAAGAATTTTTCTGGTAAGTCGAGCATCGTTGACTCTCTTTTGTTCACGATTTATAATTCAATTTCCAAGAATTCGCGTAAGAGTGTTAATATTGTCAACAACAACAAGACTGAAGGTTACGGACGAGTAAAGATTAAGCGAGGAAATAAAGTTTATACGATTTCGCGCAAGGTTGAAAAATATCTTAAAAAATTAAAAGGTAAAGAAACTGTCGAAGCCAAGACGATATTAGACTTTAAATGCACCGATCTTCTTACAGAAGAAACCCATTCTCTTAATGGGTTGACTCGGGCCGACACAGATCGCAATATTGTTAAATATTTCGGCACTATTGATGACTTCTTAATGACCTCTATGTCATCTCAATTGGGAGCATTAAATTTTATTGGAGAGGGCTCGACTAAGCGTAAAGAGATATTGGCTAAATTTTTGGACCTGGATTTGCTAGATAAGAAGTTCAAAAATGCCAAAGACGACGCGGCAGATCTAAAAGCCGCCATCAGAATCTTAGATAATGTAGATTATGATGAAGAAATCAAAAAGTATCAAAAAGAATTGCTCAATAATGAGGCCATTACCGAAGCTAGAAAAAATCAATGTCAAAGATTAAAATTAAAAGTTGGAGAAGTGGAGAAAGAAATTTCGCTACTGGAAGATAAGATAAATTCTGCACCGACTGAAATGATTAATATAAAAGAGTTGCAAAGTAAGATTATAAAAACAAAAAAAAATATTTCTGACTTTGATTCTCAAACATTGGCTACGCAAGATCTTATTGAAAAAAATAAAGAAAAGATTACTAAAGCAGAGAGATTCGTCGAAGATTTTGACTTTGAGGCTTTAACGTCGCAAAAAACAGACCATACAGAAATCTCGAAAGAGTTGGACACCATTGTTAGAAATCTTAATGATGACGAGAGTAGTATTAAACGTCTCAAAAACCAAATCGATCTATTAAAAGAGGTTCCATGTGGAAAAGAGTTCTCGCACTGTAAATTTATCAAAGGCGCATACGATGCCCAGGAACAGGTCGAGCTGATTCAATTGTCAATCAATAATAACAAGCGAGTCCGCGATGCTTTGAGAGATAAAGCTGAAGTGATAAAGATAGAAAATGTCCTTGATGATTTAAAGAAGTTTGACACATTTTTAAACATTAAAAAGCAACTAGAAATAGAAACGAATTCTTCTCATTTAATGCTGGAAAGTTTGACCTCGAAAAAATCTGTTGCGAAACACGAACTGAAAGACTTGAAGAATAAAGAAAAAATTTATGAAGAAAACAAAGACGTTATTGAGAACATAAACAACGTCGTTGCCCAAAAGACCGACAAGCAAAATGTTTTGGTTTCTTGCAATCAAGAGCTTTCTGAGTGTGAAAATCTTTTATTAGATCTCTATAAGTCTCACGGATTTTATGAACAGAAGATTGAGAATTTAAAAGAGCAAAAGCTTAAGAAAGAGCAAACACAAAACCAGTTCGAAGCATACGATCTTTATATGCGAGCGATGCATCCCAATGGGATTGCGTATGATATAATCAAGAAGTCTCTACCCGTCATTAATTCAGAAATTTCAAAAGTTCTTGCAAACGTGGTAGACTTCGAGGTGTTCTTTGAAACGGAAGACAATCGTTTGGATATCTACATTAAACACCCTGATCGCGATCCAAGCCCATTAGAAATGGCAAGCGGCGCAGAAAAAACTGTTTCGTCAATGGCGATCCGATTAGCTTTTATTGCAGTATCCACAATTCCTCGGAGCCAATTATTTGTTTTGGACGAACCAGGGACAGCCTTGGACGAAGAACGAATGGAGGGTTTTACAAGAATTTTAGAAATTGTAAAGTCCGTGTTCAAAACAGTTATGCTAATTTCACATTTGGATAGTTTGAAAGATTCCGCTGACTCTATCATTAATATTGAAAAGAAGAATGGATATGCAAATGTGAACTGTTAACAGAACAAGAAACTACTTATAAGGAGGTGATATATTATGAAAGATTTAGAAATCAAAGACATTTTTGAAAAAGTCAGTGAAGGCGTAGCCGGAATTACTGGCGTTGTCATTAATCTCGTTGCTCTCGCTATTCTTGTTGAGGTTATTTACGGCCAAGGCATTTTTGGAATGGGCGTTATTGGCAACATCACTAAACTTGTTAACGACATTGGTTCAAGTGGCTTTGCTGGTCTCGTCTCTCTCCTTGTACTTGTTGTGCTATTTAGAGGAAAGAAATCCTCATGAGCGAAGTAATCAAACCAGTTTTTGACAGATTGATGGGAAAAGTCATTTCCCGTAAATTCACAGTATTCTCACTCGCAACTTTATTTTTATATCTTGGCAGTATCACTGGCGAGCAATGGGTTGCTATATCTTTGGGCTATATCGGAATACAAGGTATTGCTGATATCGCTACACAATGGAAATTTGGGAAACAACAATTATGAAATTAACAAAAGAAAAGCTGCAAGAAATCATCGAAGAAGAACTTAGAGAATACAAGGTTAAAACCCCAAAACATTTTAACCCAAGCCAAGAACCAGGAACCGCAGACGATGTGTTTCACGATTGTATTGCAAGCGTAAAAAAGAGTTTTAAGAAGCACGACTATAAGCCAGATGCAGGTAAGACAGTTGAAGACGCCGCCGCAGCCATTTGTACTGATTCTCGCAAAGAAGGCGGCGCAACTTTAGATTGGGGCGAAAAGCGCAAGAAGGAAGTTGAAAAAGCTCGCCCAGGTGGAAAAGACGGAGAATGAATATAATTGAGCTAAAAAAAATGATCAGGGATCAAATTCTTGAGCAAAAGTGGAACAAAGATTCAGAAACTCCTCGTGATTATTCAAAAGAATACGATAAGCCTGGTTCAAAAGAGCAAGAAGAGAGAAACAAGAGAAAGCGCGATAAACGAAAACATGATAAAGAAAACGGCGAGTGCAAACCGGGAGAAGAATTGCACCACGTTAATGGCATTGAGAACGATGAAGTGGTATGCGAACCGGTATCAAAAAATCGTGGCCGCAAAGAAAAGTCTCGATTAAAAGACAAAGAAATAGTTATAAAGGTGGTTAAAGATAATGAGTGTTCTTAAGAGTGTGTGGGTATTTCTAAAAACGCATTGGTATATTCCTGTAATTATTGTTGCTGGGATCATATTCAAAAGCAAAAGTGACAGCTTGTTGAAAGTCATTGACGCTCAAAAAGAGTCATATAAAAAACAAAAAGATGCTATTGAGTCGGCTGAAATTGAAAAAAAGAAGTCTAAAGAAAAAATAAATAATGAATTTAATAATGCAGTGACAGCAATTGAAAGCTTTCACAAAGTACAAGGAAAAAAACTAGAAGCCTCTAAAAAGAAAGAAATTAAAAATATTGTTAAAAAGCATTATAATAATAAACAAGCAATAACATCAGAGATAAAAGATTTGTTTGGTATAACTTATGTTCCTAAAAAAGATAACGATAATTCTAACTAGCTTTTTATTTATCACCAGCACTGCTCAAGCTCAGACAACAACAAGCACATCTGGAAAATTTACTATTTTAAACAAAGGCGATGCCGCCCCTTTTGACGGAACATTGCTTGATCCTGTGGCAATGGCCAAAATAATTGCAGACAAAAAATATGCAGCAAAAGACTGTAGTTTAAAGATAAAATATGAAAAAGACTTAGGTAATGCCCGATGCATCCGTGACACTAAGTTGTTAAAATCAGAATTAGAAATTGAAAAGAAGAAATATAACCTGATTGTTTCTGCTCAAAAAGAAGAAATTGAAGTGTTAAGAAGTTTAGCTACCGGACAAAACAATACACTTTGGGCAACCATTGGTTTTGCGCTCGGTGCCGTAACATCAATTGCAATATTTTATGCTGCAAAAGAGGTTTCGAATTGAAAGATCCAAACAAATTAATTAAGGTCGAACAAGCGATTCAAGAAAAATACGGAGCACAAACCGTACAAAACCCAAAGAATAATTGGGATGAGATTAAAGAAAAAGAATATCTCGAACAGATTAAAAAGATTTATAAAGCTGAAAACCCCAAGGAGATCGTAGAGGTTGATGGTGTTTTAATGCCCAAGAAACTATTTAAGAAAGAGTCAAATCGTACTTGTCCAGAATGTAAGGTCTACTCGTTTCACATGAGAGATGATTTATATATGAACAAGTTTAAATGTTGTTTCAAATGTTATATACAATATGTTGAAGGAAGGGAAGAGAAGTGGCAACAAAAATTAAAATCACAGAAAAGATTTTAGAAGATATGATATTAGAAGAAATGAATGAGCTTTCTGATAGTAATTTGCAAGAATTAAGCTTCTTATCAAAATTAAAAGGTGGCTTTAAAGGTATCAAGCAGGCAGCATCTGCTGGTGCAGAAAGACAAGTGGAATCAGATTTTATCAAAAAATACGTTCAAGCATTCCTCGCTTTACATAACGAATTGTATAGCTTGCCTGATCAGATGATAAAAGATGCTGGAAAATATAATCTTGATATCCAAAAAGACGATCAGCTTGCTGGACTTGTCAGAAGAATAAAAGAAACATCAGATGATTTGGAATCTAGCAGGAAAGAAATCGTTGGGATGGCAAAATCATTGGGTATGGATATCGATGATCCTGGTGCAGAAGTAAGTGCCGATGCCAAGGCTGTTAAAACAGGGCTTGCGAGTAAGGCTGGATCTGCTATAAAGGGAATAGGAAAAGGACTCTTCGGAATAAACGAAGAAACAGGAGAAAATAATAATGGCGACAAATAATGATATTATAGAGATTATCAATGGCATCTCAACTGCTGCGGCTCAAGCATATGATGGAGCAATTGATGATAAGGGAGAGGCTGTCGAGATTGGCCTTTCTAGAGAAGACGGAGATATAATTCATGATAAAAGACTAATTGATGGGTTTAATGTTTCTATTTCTGGAAATGTTTTGATAATCAAATATCAGGGTGAAATCATGTTAAAGGATGTTTACAAAGGCGATTTTGAATCTGAAATGGAACAAAGATTTGCAGACATTGTTTCATATCTCAAAAAATCATTTCGAAAAATTACTGGTAAATCCTTGTCGCTTTCAAAGATTGATAAAGAGCCGGACTTGCTTGTTCAAACAATGAGCAAGATCAGAACCTGGGTTCAGGGCACTTGTTCTTATAAAATTGGTGGAATTCCAGACGAACCAGAATTAGGCGCAACTGTTGAAGAAAGGCTTTCCACGGCAGTTAAAAATTGGATTGGTATGGGTAAAGATGAATTCCCAAAAACCAAAGCACCACAGAATGTAAAAGGTAAGCGGGACGAAAATCCTAAAAGCTAATTAATATGTATGTCGCATTACTTATCCAAAAAAGAGCTTGTAAAAGAGATAGTTAAATGTGGCAAAGATCCTGTTTATTTTATAGATAATTATTGCAAAATCGCCCACCCAACCAGAGGACAAATAGCCTTCAAGACTTGGGACTTTCAACAAGAATTATTGTACAAATTTAACGATTATCGCAACAATGTTATATTAAAATCGAGACAGATGGGCATCTCCACCATCACTGCTGCATATGTTTCTTGGATAATGCTATTTCATCGCGATAAAAATGTATTAGTCATCGCAACAAAGTTTAATACTGCCGCCAATTTAGTAAAAAAAGTAAAAGCAATGATAAAGCTTTTACCACCTTGGTTCGATCAGTTAGCACAAATTGCAATCGATAACCGCTCATCGTTTGTTTTAAACAATGGATCAGAAATTAAAGCATCATCAACGTCAGCAGACGCTGGTCGTTCTGAAGCATTGTCATTGCTGGTTATCGATGAGGCCGCACATATCGAAGGTTTTGATGATCTATGGACAGCCCTACAACCTACAATGGCCGCTGGTGGTCGTTGTATTGCTCTTTCATCCCCTAATGGTGTTGGAAATTGGTTTCATAAAACATACGTTTCTGCTGATTCTGGGGAGAATGATTTCCACCCAACTAGGTTACATTGGACTCTCCACCCAGAAAGAGATAAGAAGTGGTTTGATGACACCACAAAAAACCTCTCCAGAAGAAAAATTGCACAAGAGTATGAATGTAATTTTAATGCATCTGGTGAAACAGTTGTCCATCCCGATAATTTAAATAAAATCGAGCAGATATGTTCAGACCCGAAATGGCAAACAGGTTTTGATAGAAATTTTTGGATTTGGAAAGAATATAATCCAGAGAGCAATTACTTATTGGTGGGTGATGTCGCTCGCGGTGATGGAAATGACTATTCAGTATTTCATATATTTGATACCAAAACCATGGAACAAGTCGCCGAATATCGCGGAAAACCAACGACAGACTTGTTTTCGCGGATACTATTCGATGCCGGAAAAGAATATGGCGATGCAATGCTTATCGTTGAGAACAATAACATTGGCTATTCAGTTCTGGAAAAACTCATTGATGCCGGTTATCCAAATTTATATTACTCTACTAAAGGAACTCATGAATATGTTGAGCAATATCAGGCAGAAGCTATCTCAAATGCAATAGCCGGGTTTACCACTTCTCAAAAGACAAGACCTTTAATTATTGCCAAACTGGAAGAGTTCATAAGAAATGAACTAATTACGATCAATTCTATTAGATCTTTTCAAGAATTAAAGACATTCGTTTGGAGAAATGGAAGACCCGAAGCCCAGCGAGGATACAACGATGATCTTGTGATATCCCTATCGATTGCTTGCTGGGTTAGGGATACAGTGCTAGAGGAAAATACAAGAGAGCTTCAATATAAAAGAGCATTTTTAAACTCGATGATTGTTTCAAATACTAAATTAAATACTACAATTCCTGGAATGAATGGCTACAAAAAGTCTGAATCTTTTGATAAAATGAACAATGCAAAGAAAATTTATAAAGATTTTGGCTGGCTTATAAAAGGATAAACAATGGCACACAACAATAATAAAAATCAAAACAACCCAAGAAATCCAGATTCATTTTTGTTCAAAGCATTGACAAGATTGTTATCCGGGCCGTTGACAAAGTACCAACGCCAAAACCCAAGACAACTTAAGAGGTGGCAACTCGATAAATATAAGTTTCAATCTGCTGGTGGTCTTTCGTTCAAAAAAACCACCTACAACCCTTTTGAAACTGCTTTCGGCAATACTGCAACTGATGCCGCTAGAACAGAAAGATACAACGATTTTGATCAAATGGAATATATGCCGGAAATTTCATCTGCTTTAGACATATACGCAGATGAGATGACAGTATCTTCTCCCTTGCAAAAACTGTTAACAGTTCAATGTCCAAACGAAGAGATCAAAGAACTTCTTAGTAATTTATTTTACAATGTTTTAAATGTTGACTTCAACCTTTACGGTTGGTGTAGATCAATGTGTAAGTATGGGGATTATTTTCTATATTTAGATATTGATGAAACCCTGGGTGTTAAATCCGTAATTGGATTACCAGCTGGAGAAATTCAACGCCTCGAAGGAGAAGACAAAACAAACCCAAGTTATGTACAATACCAGTGGAACTCTGGTGGCCTCACCTTTGAAAACTGGCAAATGGCCCACTTTAGGATTCTTGGGAATGATAAATATGCACCTTATGGAACATCGACTTTGGAGTCTTCTCGTAGAATCTGGAGGCAACTAATGTTGCTTGAGGATGCTATGATGGCGTATCGAGTTGTCAGATCACCAGAGCGAAGAGTGTTTTATATTGATGTTGGCGCAGTTCCTGAGAAAGAAGTCGAACAACATATGCAACGCATTGTAACTCAAATGAAGAGAAATCAAGTAATTGATCAAGACACAGGTCGTGTAGATTTGAGATACAACCCCATGTCTGTTGATGAAGATTATTTTATCCCAGTCAGAGGAGCAGCTGGTGGCACTAAAATTGAATCATTGCCTGGAGGAACCTATACAGGTGATATCGACGATGTTAAATATCTCAGGGACAAACTCTTTTCAGCATTGAAAATTCCAGCCTCTTACCTGACCCAAGAGGGTGACGGAGAAGATAAGACCACCCTAGCACAAAAAGATATTAGATTTGCAAGAACAATTTCTAGACTACAGAGGAGTATAATTTCGGAACTAGAAAAGGTCGCAGTGATTCATCTTTACACCCTTGGGTATACAGGTAAGGATTTAATTTCTTTTAAATTAAAGTTAAATGCTCCATCAAAGATTGCAGAATTACAAGAGCTGGAGCATTGGAGGACAAAGTTCGAAATTGCAGCATCTGCCACAGAAGGTTATTTCAGCCGCCGCTGGGTTTCGAAGAATATCTTTGATTTGTCAGATGACGAGATTGTAAGAAATCAGAGAGAAATGTTTTACGATAAAAAACTGGACACAATGTTGGAGATTGTCGCGTCCCCAGAAATGGGCGGTGATGCCGGAGCAATGGACGATACGGTTGGAGACATAGGATCAGAAGACGATACAGGTATTGATGATGCAGGAACTGATGATGCAACAGAGGAGCCTGCTGAAGATGAAACATTGTTGGCAGAACCAGGTAAAAGAAATGATATTTCTTGGAAAAATTTAGAAGAAGATTCTTATGTAACCCCCGGCTCCAAAGGTAAAGCCTACACCCCCGTTAAATCAGACAAGAGGGATATGGGTGCAAGAAACCGTAGCTACAAGAGCCATTGGGCCAATGAGAAGGGAAAAAACACACAAAGAAACACGTTTGCTGGATCATCGGAACTTAACCAACTTGCAAGAGGAATTTATGAATCTCAAGAAACTAATTATAAAAATGAAGATGACTTAGATGAGATTCGGGTTGTAGAAAATGATTTTGAGATTCAAAAAATAATTAAAAGTCTTGAAAATAAAGAAAAACGAGGAAAACAAAATGCCAAAATTCAAACATAATAAAAAAAGAAATAGCTCTTTTCTATATGAAGCTTTGATTCAAGAGCTAACAAAAGCTGTTGTTTCTAAAGATGAGTCTAAAAAAGAAACAATTGTGAAAATGATTAAGGAATCATTTAACAGCAAATCAGCGATGTACCTTGAGTTAAAACTTTATAGAGCGATTACACATACCAAAGGCGCTGGGGTGGTAACGGCTGAAAAGATTATAAATGAAGTAAAGCGCAGACACGCGGCTCTTGACCAAAAAAAGTTAATCAAAGAGCAGGAGAGTCTAGTTAGGAAAATCCGTAAATCTCTTTCAGATGATACTTTTTCTAATTTTGTTCCTAACTATAAACAATTAGCTTCAATTGCTCAAATTTTTAATAACAATGTTTCTGTAAAATCTAAAATTCTATTGGAAAACGAGGTTGTTGCCTCTATGACCTCGAAAGAAACCGACAAGCAAAGGTTGGAACCAATTGATAATATAGTTTATAAATCTTTTGTTAAGAAATTTAATGAAGAATATGGCGACAAGCTGTTGAGTGAGCAAAAAGATCTTCTAGGCAAGTTTGTTAATTCCTTTGGTGATAATTCTTTAGAGTTGAAAGCTTATTTAAATGAAGAAATTGGCCGCCTCAAGAAAGCTGTAAGTTCCTCTAAGGATAAAGAAGAATTTTTAGAAGATAAAGAGATGTCAAAGAATATTAATAAAGTTCTAGACATGTTAGAAACTTATAAAGATAGAAAGCCTGATGCAAAAATGATCGAGGAAGTTGTGATGGTCCAAGGCTTAGTATGGGAGCTTACCCAAGATGTCAATTAAAATCAAAATCGATCCAGATCCTCAATCTGAGCCTGAACCGATAATAATTTCTTTAGAAGTTCGGAAAACGCTAGATGGCAAGATTATGATTCTTGATCATTTATTGATTGATATTGTTCTTGACACACAGCAGAATAAAATTGTTTTATTTCCTAAAAACTCAATTGATGATGAAATTTATCATATACAAGACTCATACTTCAACCACTTGCGCAACGAAGGCATAATCCTCGCAGATAGCATAGTTTCAGGAAATGTCTTTGGTAGCCTGGAGGCAACATACCCAAACCCCGTCGATGAATCAATCAGTGCCGCACAGGTAATACTTTTGGCAACTAAGAAATTTATTGACTCTGAGAATCCAAAAATTGAAGCTCAAGAATATATTGAGAATGAAATAGAGGATTACTTAGTAGATCCTACTGATAGTGATTCTACCGAGTTGGGTGAGGTTCCGCAAGAACCAAAGAAGGGTTCCCAACAGTCAGAAAAAGTTAGAAGCTATTTAAGTGGTTATGGATATTACTAATGAACTTATTGCTATTTGTGCTTGCGGCTTATGGTCTTACGCAAATTATAGTATTTGGAAGCATATTCAATAAAATTCGCCCCTCCCACCACTTCTTCCACTGCTCTATGTGTGTAGGATGGTGGGTTGGACTCTTTTTATGGGCAATTAACCAACATACAGAACTATTTACATTTGACTATTCTATTACTAGTGCTGTTTTATTAGCATGTATTAGTTCTGGAACGTCATATGTTTTGAGTATGGTGTTTGGCGACGAAGGGATAAATTTTAAAAATCGAGGTGATAATAATGTTTGAAAATTCTTTTACAACAAAAAAACGTTTGTTGCGTCCTGTTCGGCGCTGTAAATCTGGCTGCCATCCCGTGCGGGTTGCGCCCGCACCGACAGGAATAAAGTATGAAAATTACAGAAAGTTATATTAGAGAGATAATAAAAGAAGAGATTAAGAATCTTCGTGAAAACCTTGAAAATGAGGGAGAGCACAAAATTGCGCATTTAGCATATCTTATGTTGGGCAAGCTCCGTGAAGAGTTTGAAGATCATATGGGTAACGTGAATAATGATTCGGATATCTCTAAAGAGTTTGAACTCTTACATGATTCTATCAGTGAGTCATGGATGGTGGCAGACAAAATGTTAACCGGTGGAGAAACGGCAGATGGCCTTCCTGGTCTTTATGAAGCTCAGGGAGACTGCGCACAAGAAGAAATTTCCAACGCTTTAGATGTTGTTTCGCGGTGTGTAATGTCGGGTCAATCTCAAAGACCCAAATCAACAGAAACTGAATTGGGTATAATGCCATCTAAAGTCGCCGCCCCACCGGAAGGAACAAGTGCAGGTGGAGTAAAATGGATAAAGGAAGAGGAATCAAATGAGTAGTAAATATCTTTTAAGAGAATATTTTGAGCTTTGCTCAGGTGGCGTCTGTCAAGACTTGCTTTCCGAAGACGAGAAAAAACAAGTCCAAAACGGCGCGACCTTTCTTTCTGGTGTAATGCAGCGATGCGATGAGCAAAACGGAAATGGCCGAGTATATCCTGGACCTATCCTGCAAAGGGAAGTAAAGAATTATATGAAGGCGATTAAAGAGAATAGAGCTTGCGGGGAGTTAGATCACCCAGAGGATTCTGTTGTTAACCTTAAAAACGCAAGCCATATGGTGACTTCTGTTTGGTGGGAAGGAAAAGACTTGATGGGAAAAATCAAAGTTCTTTCAACTCCTGCTGGTAAAATCTTAGAATCATTAATCAATGATGGTGTAATGCTTGGGATTTCATCGCGTGGTTTGGGGTCTGTTCGTGAATCCCAAGGCCAAACGATGGTTGAAGACGACTTTCAGTTGATTTGTTTTGATATTGTATCAGAACCTTCAACTCAAGGTGCATATATGATGATGAATGAATCCAAAGAAAAGAGAATTTGGTCTAAAGCAGACCGCATAAACCGAATGTTAAACGATATTATTGGTGACAAATAATGAAACTTACAAAAGAAGTATTAAAAAGAATTATTAACGAAGAGATAGACTCACAAAGATTTCCAATGAAGTTAAGTCAAGTTAATCCGAGTATCGCAAAACAAGTTACAACTTCAGGCAAAAAAGACGGAAATCCAGCAGACGACGCAAGAGATGTAAATGTTAAAGAATATTCTGTTTCTGAATTAAAACCATCGCAGTCTTCTATGAACCTTCCTAAAAGCTTGGGTATGTTAGTTGCAATGATTAGTGGTAAAATGCCAAGCGGCGGTAATTTAGGCGGGTTCATCAGCAGTGATAGATTTATTATGGACGGACACCACAGATGGGTGTCAACAGCAATGTTGAATCCAAAATTAAAAGTCGCAGGATATGTTGTAAATATGCCAGCTTCTGACTTGATTCCTGTATTGAACGCTATCACCGTGGGCAGACTTGGGATTACAAAAGGAAAACAAGGCACCGGCTCATTTGCTCAATTCCAAAAAGAGCCGATTCAAAAAGAAATGTTAAACCTTATAAAGAAAGGAAATAAGCATGTAAAGCCTCAAGCCGTTAAAGCAGCTTTTCAAAAGTATGTCGGTCAGCAAATTGAAAGCGATGAACAGCTTGTAGCAGCAGCTGCACAAAAAGCGGCAACTAATTTGAGAAATGTTAAATTTGAACTTCCTGCAAACGCTCCAGCGCGGCCTGATATGCCAGTAATAGATAAAGATAAGGTTCCTGATGCAGATAAAATAGCAATTGCGGCCATTGAAAAAGGCGAAGTAGATATGTCAAAACCTTATGCGAAAATTAAAGAATCTAAAAAAACATCCATTAAAAAGAGATAATAGTGAAAAAGAACGAACTAAAAAAGATCTTAAAACCCTTAATCAAAGAGTGCATCAAAGAAGTTATCTTTGAAGATGGCACTTTGTCTGGTATTATATCAGAAGTGGCGCAAGGACTGTCATCTGTGCAGTCAACAGCTCCACAACAAATTGTAAAAGAACAAACAACCCTTGCACCCAAAGTACAGTCGGTATCACAATCTGAAGGTTATAGGCAAGCAAGGCAACAACTAGAAGAAGTAAAGAACTCTCTAGCTAAGACTACTGGATTGTCTGGTATTTTTGAGAACACTACTCCAATGCATTCTAGTGGTGGTGCGTCTTCAAGACATGGGGCACTATCTGATGTAGATCCTACCGATCCTGGTGTTGACATCAGTGGTATAATTGATGTCGCAGGCAGAGCTTGGGGTCAATTAAAGTAATAAAATGGAAGTTAAAAAAAGAAAAAACGAAACCAACGAATCACTTATAAGAAGATTTGTTAGGAAAGTTAAAAAAGAAAAAATTATTGAAGAATATCGAGAAAGAGAGTATTTTAAAAAACCTTCTGAGGTTCGCAGAGAAAAAAACGCTCGTCGTCAAATAGAGCTTGAAAAACAAAAACGAAAAGAAAAATTAGAAAGAGAAGAATAGAAAACTAATTATTTAACGTAAGAGGGTATAAAAAATGGCAGTTTTTAATTACGGCGCACCAGGCATTGGGAATGTAGCATCATACCAGGTGTCTGGCAAACCATTTGTTTCGGGCGGCATTAACGTCGGCGCAGAACCAGATGACACCACAGAGATCGGCTTTCCATCTGTTACAAGGTGGATTATCATAACTAATCATGATACTGCACAAGATGTATCTTGCTCTTTTTCAGAGACTGGATTTACTACAAACAATTATTTTACAGTGTCGAGAGATAGAAATGATTATACAAACACACAGACACAAAGAATGGAGTTGAAAATTAGTAAAATATTCTTAAAAGGCGCTTCGTCCAATGTTGATGTTATAGCTGGTCTTACCGGGATTTCTACTGGATCAATTTTGAATAATTGGTCGGGCTCTATGGGAGTAGGATAGAGGTTAATATGGCAGTTTATAAACCAGGACCACCAGGTTTAGGAAATGTAGCATCATACCAAGTATCAGGAAAACCGTTTGTTACTGGGGGCATAGATGTTGGTGCTGCAACTGTGGGTGGACATCCTCTAGAAATAACCTTCCCAAGTGTTACTAGTTGGATTATAGTTACAAATCTTGACGATGCCGCCGACGCACCTGTAAAAGTCGGTGCTTCACTAAATGGTTTAGCTACGGACAATTATTTTACTGTATTAGAAGATTATAGTCAGTGGAAGTGCTCAAGAACTCCTAGGATGGATTTAAAATTAACAAAACTTTATTTAACTGGAACATCGAACAATGTTGACATTGTTGCTGGTGTTACCGGAATCAACACTACGGAAATATCTGGCAATTGGACCGGATCAGTTGGAGTAGGATAAAATGAAAATTTACGACCCAACACTACAAACACCATCTTTAAATTCGGCGGGTGCGTATCAAGTATCGGGGATACCATTTTTCAAAGGCGGACTTACGGCAACAAACACCGTACAGGTTATCGAGTTCCCGTCTGTAACTAACTGGATTTATTTTGCAAATGTAGATGAAACCCTCGCAGACGATTTGAAGGTCGGCTTCAGTGAAGATGGTATCAATGGGAAGAATTATTTTATCATTGGCTCAAGCAATTTTAACTACGCACCATACGAGGCTTTCCCGTGGAAAGTGACTAAGATCTATTATAAGAGAGTCAGCGGGGATGTTACTTTTGATATTGCAGCAGGTTTAACTGGCATCGTCACAGGCTCAATTCTTAACAACTGGGCTGGTTCCATCGGGGTATAATACTACTTTTCCCCATTTTAAGTCTTTTCTTTCGAATAACAACTATTTATTAACGATACATATATTTTTTATATTTTAAGGAGAGAAAAATGTCATCATCTATGTTACAGCAAGCCGTCATCGACGCGCAAGCACTTAAGGAAGCTGCAATCAAAAATGCAGAGCAGGAAGTTCTTAAAAAATATTCTGGTGAAATAAAGGAGGCCGTCGATTCATTGTTGGAAGAAGAACCAATCACAACAGATGATTCAATGGACTTAAATTCAGATGAAACCCCTACAGAGACTATTGTCGAGGACATTCCACTCAAGGCAACCGAAGGACTCGATGACCAACCTGAACAAGGAGAAGTGGTCGAATTAAACTTAGACGAATTGAGAGCCTCTATGGTTGACAACTCCACAGAAGAGCCGATGTTTGAAGTTAACGAGGCTGAACTAGAAAGTCTTTTATCTGAAGACGAACAATCGAAACCTGACTATATTGATATTGATAACGACGGCGACAAAGAAGAGTCAATGAAACAAGCCGCTGCTGACAAAAAGAAGGGCGAAATTAAAGAAGAAATCAACGAAGAAGAATTGGAGCTAAACGAGGAAGAACTCAAAGCGGCAATTGAAGAAATTTTAAAAGTTGATTACGAAGTCGTTCCACGTGGCAAAAATGGCCAAACACATGCAACAAAAGTTGGGCATGAGTGGGCTTTGGAAGCATCTCTCGCAAAACAAGAAGACACCGAGACCAAAGAAACCGATGCTTCAATGGTAAAAGCAATCGAAAAAATCCAAAAACTAGAAGAGCAAGTAAAATCTCTCAAGTCTGACAAGAATAGACTTGCAAAAGATCATAGTGAACTAAAGAGTATTGCCTGTCAAGTCAGTGATAAGCTGGCTGAAATAAACACCACCAACGCTAAGTTGGTATATCAGAATCGTATTCTGAAATCCCCCTCCTTGAATGAGCGACAAAAAACAAATCTTGTCGAAGCGGTTTCAAAAGCGAATTCAACCGAAGAGGCCAAAGTTATTTTTGAAACTTTGCAAGATTCTTTAACTTCTAAAGAGCCCAGTGCTCCTAAGAATTTAAATGAAGCTGTAAGTAAAAATAATCGGCTTATTTTGAAATCACAACAAACAACCAGCCAATCTTCAGATTCTACTTCGGTGAGAATGAAGAGGCTTGCTGGAATTATTTAATTATTTAAGGAGATTTAATACAATGAGTATTATTGAAAAACTAACTGAGGGCGTCATGAAACGTGATGTCCAAAAAGAAGGTCAAGCTCTTCTCAATAAATGGGAAAAGACTGGTCTACTAGAAGGTATTGAGAATGATCACGGTCGTAATAGTATGGCTGCGCTTCTTGAAAACCAAGCTAAAGAGCTTCTTCGCGAAGCTTCCTCTATGCATGCTGGCGATGTCGAAGGCTTCGCAGCAGTAGCATTTCCAATCGTCCGTCGAGTATTCGGAAATTTGGTTGCTAATGAACTTGTTTCTGTTCAACCTATGAGCCTGCCATCAGGACTCATTTTCTTCCTCGACTTTACATATGGTAGCGCCCGTGCTGATCAATATGTAGAGCGCACCTCACTTTATGGTGGTGGTGCTGTCGGTAATCAAATCACTGGTGGTGTTGATCTTAGCACCGTTAGCGGTTCTCAGTCTGGTTACTATGGCCTTAACAATGGCTATGCGTCCCCTACTGGTTCTTCCGACGTTTCTCTATATTGTGTTGTTTCTGGATGTTTTGGTGGTTCCGGTCTTCAGACCGAAGCCGTTGGTAAAACAGTCGGTGACGGCCTATCAACTGGGTTTAGTGTTGCTACAACAACATCTGATTATCCAATCCCAACCACAACAACTGGTTTGGGCACAACAAAATTAAACAGCCAAGATGCATTTGATCGTCTTTGTAACTTTGATCCTGATTTTACATCTGGAACAACTCAAGTTGCTGTTTTCGCACTAACAACTGCTTCAAATGCGTTGAAAAATGCTAATTCTGAATATAACAAACATGACCTTGTTGCAATCAGTGCATCACCTGCAAATGGTTCGCAAGTTCGTCGTTTGACAGCATATTCAGGTTCTAACATTTTTTATCGTAACACTTCTGATGGTGGTTTGGGCGACGGAACTATTTTCCTTTTTGTTGCTAGTGATACTGTGCCAGCAAGCACACTACGCGCAGCATATGGAACTACAGCCGGTGTCAACTACCCACTTGAAGATTCCTTTGGCGCAGCTCCAACTCTAGGTGCTGTTCAAGGTCAACTAAACTGGGCGCTTGAAGATAACGCGGCAATCCCCGAGATTGATATCAAGGTTGATAGTGTGTCAATCACTGCAAACACTAAAAAGTTGAAAGCTCGTTGGACACCTGAGTTGCAACAAGATATTAATGCTTATCACAATCTTGACGCTGAAGTTGAGCTTACAAGCATTCTTTCTGAGACAATTGCACTTGAAATCGATCAAGAGATTCTAGAAGACCTTATCAAAGGCGCTTTGGCTGGTACATACTACTGGTCACGTAAACCTGGTAAGTTTGTGAATCGTGAAGAAGGTACAAGCACAAATCAAACTCTGTTCCCAGATTTCACTGGTACAGTTTCTGAGTGGTACGAAACGCTTCTTGAAACTATCAATGATGTTTCCGCTGCTATCCATCGCAAGACATTGCGTGGTGGTGCGAACTTTATCGTTGTTAGCCCTGAAGTTTCAAACCTTCTTGAGTTCACTGCCGGATTCCGTGCAGACACAACAGCTGATGAGGCTCGTGGCACAACCGGAGCAATGAAAGTTGGCTCACTTAGCAAGAAGCTTGATGTTTATGTAGACGCATATTTCCCAAGAAATGTGGTTCTAGTTGGACGCAAAGGAAACAGCTTCCTTGAATCCGGCTATGTATATGCGCCATATGTGCCACTACAAATCACTCCTACCATTTTTGGACCTGACGACTTTACACCACGAAAGGGTGTAATGACTCGATACGGAAAGAAGATGGTAAGACCTGATATGTATGGTCTTGTAATCGTTGAAGACTTGTTAGGTTAATTCTTATATTAACTTAATAAAAGTTATGAATGCCCCGTCTTTCTTATGAGAGGCGGGGTTTTCTTTTTCGTTTAACATTAATTTTAACTATTTAAACACAGGAGAACGGAAAAATGTCAGTACCTATTTTAACGCCATCACAAACAACAAGCATTGTGGCCCTTCCTGCGACCGGAACACATTCTCAAGTTCATAACGGCTCCTTACCTTACGGAATATACCTAAACTCAACTGAATTTATTTCTGGTGCAGTGGATCAAGTATCCTTTACCTATAAAATGTTGGGTGGAGATGTTCTTGACATTGAATTAAGCTCCTCAAATGTTTATAGCTCTTATGAGTTAGCAGTTCTAGAATATTCATATATTGTTAACAATCATCAAGCGAAGAATGTCTTATCTAGTTTTTTAGGAGCAACCACAGGAACCTTTGATCAAGATGGAACTTTGCAGGACGGCATACTATCTTCTAGTTTAAGTGGTTCTTATGCCTCTTTAAAGTTACCCAAATTCACATTTGAATACTCAAAGAAGGTTTCAGAAGGGCTTGCGGCAGAGGCTGCTCTGGGCGGAATAAGAATCTATTCCTCCTCTGTTGATTTACAAGATAACATTCAGGATTACGATCTTCAACATATTGTCCAATCCGCATCATTAGATTCAGGATTCGACTATAGTGGCAAAGTTAATAACAAAAGAATAGCTATTCGAAGAGTGTATTATCGTTCACCCAATACGATGTGGCGATTTTATGGTTATTATGGCGGCTTGAATGTCGTAGGAAACTTATACACTTATGGTCAATATTCAGACGACTCAACTTTCGAAATTGTTCCAGCGTGGCAAAACAAGTTGCAAGCCATGGCATTTGAAACAAGTCTTTATACCAGAGCTTCACATTATTCTTATGAAATAAGAGATAATAGAATGAGGGTTTATCCACCCCCTTCACTTCCTGGGACAGGTTCACCACGAAAAATTTGGTTCGAATTTTCAATCCCTGAAGATTCCTGGCAATCTGATAAAACTTTAAAAGATGGGACAGATGGTGTAAACAATTATAACACACTACCTTTTGCAAATATTCCATATGCAAACATTAATAGCATGGGTAAGCAGTGGATCCGTAAATATGCCCTGGCAATCTCTAAAGAGATGCTCTCACAGGTAAGAGGAAAATTCGGAGCAGTACCAATCCCAGGAAATAGCGTAACTCTGAATTCTACTGAGCTGGCAGCACAAGCAAAAGAAGAGCAGAATAATTTAAAAGAAGAATTAAAAACATTGTTGGATGACCTAACTTACGACACCTTGGTGGAAAAAGACGCTAAAATGTCTGAAGATGCAAATAGAATTAATGTTGTAATACCGATGGGCGTATATATAGGATAAGGGGGTATGTAGAATGTCAGATGATGACAACAAGTGGAACAGGCCAACAAACCCACCAGCGCCTCTCTTTTTTAATAAAAAAGAAAGAGATTTGGTCAAACAAGTTAATGATGAGTTAATTGAGCGAGTTTTAGGGCAAACGATTCTTTACTATCCGATTAGTAATACTCATACTGAGTTTCACCCATTATATGGTGAAGCAATCGAAAAAAACTTTTTACCTCCGATTAGAGTGTATGTGTTGGTAGATTGGAACGGAACCGACACAACAGCAACTAGCTATGGGATTGATAGAATGTATAATTTAACCTGTCATTTCCACAAACGCAGATTAACTGAGGATCAGGATTTGTTTGTTCGTGAAGGAGACTTTATTTTATATGGAGGCGATTATTATGAGATTCTCTCAACTTCCGAAACTACACAAATCTTTGGTCAAGTAGACAACCAGTTAGAGATATCTGCAAAATGTACAAGAGCAAGACAAGGGCTTTTTGATGGGACATAAAAATGAGCAAAGAAGACGAAGTTAAAGAGATGCTCGCCGAGCGCCGCAAAGCTGGTAAGAAAGCACGTAAAAATAAAGAAACTGGATTACCTTCCAAAATACCCGGCGAATCTTTAGAGCCTGACAAAGATTTAAAAGTTATGGAACAAATTGTGGGTTTTGAGCCATCAACTTTTGAAACTATGGACTATGCAATGTTCGAGTGGTTGAATAATGAGGTTAACGTATTTTGTACCACCAACAAGGGTTGGAAAAAGACCCCTATCGTATGGGTGGCCGGAGAACGCTCTTGGCAGGTTAAAAACCACAAAGATTTAAGAGATTCTGACGGTGCTTTGATATTTCCTATCATAACCCTAGAGCGTGGCCCGTTCTCAAAAGATCTTCAAAAAAAGGGTGCTTTTTACGGCAATATATTTCCCGTCAAAGACAAACAGGGCGGCTCAATAACGGTGGCAAGAAAGTTATATCAAGATAAAACTTCGAACTTTGCCAATGCTGATGCAAGACGCCGCAGTACACAACCAGACGATCCTAGTACCGCAAACTTAATTCGTGGTCCACTGACAAATAATAAAAAGGTAGTATATCAGACAATTTCAATCCCAATGCCATCTTATGTTGATGTAACTTATAATATAAGCATCAGAACAGAATATCAACAACAGATGAACGAAGCAACTCAGCCATTTGCGACTTATACTGGCGGAATAAACTATTTTACAGTAACAAGGGACGGGCATACATACGAAGCTTTCATTCAGTCAAACTTTGATAGCACTAACGATGTAAACGATATGAAAGATGAGACAAGAATATATGAAACAAAAATACAAGTAAAACTATTAGGATATTTGGTGGGTGCTGACAAGAACAGTAAACAACCACATATAGCTGTTAGAGAAAATGCAGTCGAGGTTAAGGTGCCTCGGGAACATGTTATTGTTGGGGATAAAAACCCTTGGAAGGGTGGAAAGTACCGTCCCTAAAGTTTCATTAGGCTTTTTGGCCTATAAGATACTATTTATTAATGACTTTAAAGACCTTTGAGGAGAACACACAAATGCCAGCAAATAAATTTAGATTTATATCACCAGGTATTCAATTTCGCGAAATTGATGAATCAACAATACAAGAAACCCAAGGACCAATCGGCCCTGTTATTATCGGAAGATCGCAAAAAGGCCCAGGACTTGTTCCAACAAGGGTTGAAGACTATGACGAATTCGTAAGACTTTTTGGAGAACCACAACCAGGAACGGTATCAGGTGATATTTGGCGAAATGGTGGAGAGGGCCTCGCACCAACATATGGTGCTTATGCTGCTCAAGCATACCTAGAAAACAGCAATGGCTTAACTTTTGTTCGACTATTGGGAAGAGAGAATAAATACTCAACTACTGCCGGTAAAGCAGGTTGGTCCGTAGGATCAGGCTTCACGGGTAATGCTGGTGCAAAAGGCGGCGCATATGGACTCTTTCTAGTAGAGTCTGGCTCTACAAACGGCTCACAACAGGGCACATCCGTAAATACAACTGGTACACTCGCCGCCGTTTGGTATATGCAAGATGTGACCGCTGCTGCTTGGTTAAGACTATCCGGCGCACACGGTGGTACAAACCTCTCACCGACTGGTGCAAACGCCACCACACTTCTTAACGAAGAAGACAGCACATACACAATCGAGTATGTCGAAGCGGGCGTAGTACAAAGAAAATATAACTTCGATTTTGATGAAGATAGTGGTAATTTTGCTAGAAAAGTTTTCAACACAAACCCAACGAAACTTAATTCTACATATTATGAAAATTCTGAAAACTTTTTTCTCGGAGAAACATTTGAAAGAAATGTAGCAGAAAAAGGATTGTCCGCACCAAGCTCCAAACACACTGTTTGGGGAGTGATGTTGGGCCTCCAGAACTCGTCTAATAAATATAACAATAACAAATCTTCCGCAGGCCCAGCTTCAACAAACTGGATTGTTTGCCAGGATCAGGGTGCATCTGGAAGTTTTGAACCATCGAAACTTACAAAACTCTTTAGGTTTAAATCTAGAGAGTTGGGAGACCATGCACAAAGAAACATAAAAATTTCTTTTGATGATATCCGTTACTCCCCAGATCCAGATTACAAATATGGCTCTTTTACCGTCCTTGTACGTGACATTAGAGATAGTGATAACTTTCCAAATGTTTTAGAGAGTTTTACAAATTGTAATTTAGATCCTGAGTCAACAAATTATGTTGCAAACAGGATTGGTAATGCTTTCTCAAGATGGGATGATGACGACAAGAGATATCGCTACTATGGAGAGTATCCAAACCGTTCTCAATATATCACAATTGAGATGGCCGAAGATGTAGCTCTAGGTGCAGTTGCCCCAGAACTCTTGCCATTCGGCTATTTCGGTCCTCTACGACCTGTATCGTTTGGTGTAGCATCTGGTTCTATTTCACCTCTCAAACCTTGGATTGGGATGAGCGTTGGAAACAGCGACAATGCCAACACATCAGCAATGGTGTCAAACGCCTTGCCGGACACCTATGGTGGAATTAACTTTGTCTCTGGTGGACATGCCTTCGTGGGTGCTTTTGATTTCCCACGCTCTTATGTAAGACCAAACTCTACGATTGGAAATCTATCATCTAGAAATGATTGTTTTTGGGGTCTTGACACTTCAAGATCTGGCTCAAGTATTCGTTACTCTGAAGCTGTTGTAGACACACTAAGGGGTCTGCCAGACAATTATCGTTTGGGGGAAGATGGACCAACTCTGAGCCCGTCATCTGACGTGTCAGATTATCAATACATCTTCACCCTAGATGATGTAAGTCTTTACAGCTCCACAGACCATACAATTGGAAGCACATCTTCAGTAGATGCGTTTTACTTGTCGGGCTCTAGAAAAGTCGGATATTCAGTATCTTCTACCGGATCCAATACTTACAAAAATACACTTGATGACGGATATAATAAGTTTACAGTGCCGATGTTTGGTGGGTTTAACGGCCTTGATATTACCGAGGTTGAACCTTTTAACAATAACTCAATTGGTTCGAACGCACAAGATTCGTATGAGTATAACTCAATTATGAATGCGATTGATTCCGTAGCAGACCCAGAATCCGTAGATATGAACATCTTAAGCGTTCCAGGTGTTACAACCACTGGCTTGACTGATAGGGTTCTTGATGTAACAAGAGAGCGTGGTGATTCCTTGGGTGTTATTGATATTGTTGGTGGGTTCAAACCAAAGGCCGACCGCGCTGCGGCAACAACAAAAGATTATGACGCATCTGCTCGCGGAAGTGTTGACACAACTGTGTCAAATATGAAGACACGACAAATCAATAATAGTTACGGAGCCGCTTATTATCCGTACATTAAAATTAGAGATTCTAAATCTGGACGAGCATTCTTCGCGCCACCATCAATCGCGGCAATCGGAACATACTCTTTCTCGCAAACTTTGTCAGATGTCTGGTTCGCACCAGCTGGCTTTGTTCGCGGCGGTCTCTCTGACGGCGCAGCCGGTATTCCAGTAGTTGGAGTATCTGAGCGACTAAGCGCAAAAGAGCGTGATAAGTTGTATGAAGTTAATATTAACCCAATCGCATCGTTCCCATCAGAGGGTATCGTTGTCTTCGGCCAAAAAACACTTCAAGCGACACCAAGTGCATTGGATAGAGTAAATGTTAGAAGATTGTTGATTTATCTGAAGAAGGGTATTTCACTAATCTCCTCAACCATCTTATTCGATCCAAATATGGCAGTAACATGGGACAGATTCAAGTCAGCAGTTGATCCATTCCTTGGAAATGTTAAATCAAGATTGGGGTTGATGGATTACAAGATTGTTCTTGACGAAACAACTACAACACCCGACTTAATTGACAGGAACATTATGTATGCCAAAATTTTCATTAAGCCAGCACGAGCAATAGAATACATTGCAATCGACTTCGTTGTTACCAACTCTGGAGCATCTTTTGCGGACTAAATTGAAATGAATAACTACTTAATTAAAGAAGAGGACATATAACATGGCAGCATTTTGGACAGACACAACAGTAGAACCGAAAAGGAATTTTAAGTTTATCTTAAGCATCCCCGGTGGAACAGTCCCAGGAGGAATTCAAGAATTTTTAGTTCAAAAAGTGAGCAAACCTTCGATTGAAACCACTGCGACTGAGCATACATTTTTGAATCATTATTTTTATTTTCCAGGCAAGAGTAAATGGTCAACAGTTCAAGCGACTTGCGTTGATTTAGTTCGACCTGCAAACGGAAATATGACTGCTACTATTATGAATATGATTGAGGCTTCCGGCTATTCTCGCCCAACTGCGATTGATTCTCAAAATCCAGCGAGTTTAAATACAATGTCAAAAGCGGGAGCGACCGCTGCGTTGGGGACTGTTAAAATCAAAACACTTGATTCTAAAGGCCAAACAGTTGAAGAATGGGTGTTGCATAACACTTTCGTTCAAAAAGCAGAGTGGAGCGAACTTGATTACGGTAATGAAGAACTGTCAACTTGCACACTAACACTTCAATACGATTTTGCCCACTTGGAAGTTGGTGGCACTGAAATTCCACGTAGTTAATTAAACAACGTAGATATTTATGTTATAATAAGATTATCTTTATATAGATAAGAGGTATCGATGCCAAGAAATAATAAGGACCGAATGGGGGTTCAAGACGAAAACCCACCTTTGGTCGCAGAAACGAATTCAATTTTAAATTTTGTAGTTCCTACTGAATTTGTAGAATTACCAACAAAGGGTCTATTTTATCCCCCGGAACATCCATTACATAATGTCGAAAGTGTTGAAATCAAACACATGACAGCGAAAGAGACAGATATTTTATCTTCAAAAACACTTCTTAAAAAAGGTGTTGCAATTGATAGAATGCTTCAAAGTATTATTGTAGATAGTTCCATCCAAGTAGATGATCTTTACACTGGAGATAAGAATGCACTCATCATAGCCGCAAGAACAAGCGGTTTTGGTGAAGAATACAGTGCTTCAATAACTTGTACAAACTGCTCAACAGTTTTTGAGCAAGAATTTAACCTTACAGAAGTAAGTGTTAAGCAAGTAGAGGACGATATAAAGTTTACAGATACGGGGACATTCTTCATTGAACTCCCACAAACCAAAGTAAATGTGGAGTGTAAGCTTCTCACCACTGAAGATGAGAAGCGATTGCTTGCATTACTGGAGAAGAGACAGAAGTTAAAACTTCCAGAATCTTCTTTGACAGATCAATATAAATCATTTATAGTTTCGCTAAATGGCGTTACTGAAAGGAGTACGGTAGAAGAGTTTATTGACTTGATGCCAGCTCGCGATGCAAATTACTTGAGAAAAGAGTATGATAGAGCAAGACCAGATGTGGACTTAACCCACGTTTGTGATTGTGATAATTGTGGCGCGACTGTTCAAGTAAATATTCCTTTTACCGCCAACTTTTTTTGGCCTCAGTAGTAAATATGCTGAGTCTGTTTATGAGGAAATATTTTATCTTAAACAATATGGTGGGTGGAGCTTTCTAGAAGCCTATAATTTGCCAATACGTATCCGACAATGGTGGTTGCGGAGACTTATTAAGCAGTTAGAGCAGGAACAGGAAGCAGTGAAAAATGCTCATAAAAAGTAAAAGATTGGAGTGGTGGCCGATTGGAAGGTGGTAGTTTTTTAAATTATTGAGCGAAAGCTTTGGGGGTTCGATTCCTTCACACTCCGTTTTTTTTCAAACCCCTTTATGGGGTTTTTTATTTTAATTAATAACTATTTACTTTAAATAATGTAAGTGGAGATACCATATCATGTCCGAAGAAACTCTTGAATTAAATTTAAACTCAAAAACCAATATAGAAGAAGATTTATCAGTAAACCTTGATAAGGCAAATACAATCAAAGAGGTTGTAAAAGGTGCGCTAGGCTTTTCATCCAAACCTGTGTCCATAAAGGGCACCCAAGACCAGGTTGAGTCCTTAAAAGAGCTGTTGTTTGTGGAAAAACAGTTGATTGAATCAGATGGTCTATCCACAGAACAGATAGAAGAAATAAAACAACTTTTAGAAGAAAAAGTGAGCAAATTTCAAGAACAAACAGAGATAGAGTGGCCTCTTAGGTAAACTTAGATGGCAACACCGGAACAAGACATCGCTGAACAAACCAAGATTCTAAAACAAATCTTGGCACAGTTAAAAAAAGGTGGTGGTACATCTGATGCTTCCGGTGGCACAAAAAGTGTTGGTGATGTCGAGCAGGCATCTGAAGACGTTGAAAAATTAAACGAGAATCTTGACCAAACTGAACAAAAAACAGATCAAATTGCAGATAATTTTAATGAATTAACAACCTCAATCGGAGATACAGCAGATGCAGTCAGCGGACTTGTTTCTGCTATGGCACCAGGATTTGGGTCATTTACCCCAGCTAGTATTCGTGATGTTGCTCTTGAGATGGACGCACTTGAGGCTGAGTTAAACAAAGTTACTGGAACTGCTGGAAAACTAACTCCATTAATGTATGAGTTGGCTAATGCTAATAGGGAATTTGGTATTACTACAGCAATGTCACAACAGGCATTGGCATCTTTACAAAACAATATGACCCAGTTTTCAAGACTGTCAGATATTAGCAAGACAAAGGTCGGAAACTTAGCAGTTCAGATGGAAAAACTTGGAATTAGTTATGATCAAACCGCCCAACTGCAAGACACTCTTGTAAAGGGTATGAGTATGTCTACTGAGGCGGCTATCAATACTCAAAGGGAGATAGCAAAAGTCGCAGGCTCCTTGGGTGTTGCTCCAGAGCGTATGGCACGTGACTTTCAGGCAGCAGCACCTCGACTTGCAGCATATGGTTCTCAAGCAGTTGATGTGTTTAAAAAATTAGCCGCACAATCAAAAGCTACAGGAATTGAAATGAGCAAGTTGTTGGTCGTCACTGAACAATTTGACACTTTTGAAGGCGCAGCTAAAGCTACAGCACAACTAAATGCAGTGCTAGGCACCACTTTAAATAGTGTAGACCTCCTAACGGCATCAGAAGGTGATAGAATCGAAATGATCAAGCGTTCAATCGCCGCCACCGGGCAATCATTTGATTCAATGGGAAGATTTGAACGAAAAGCGATTGCTGCAACAATAGGGATTTCAGACATGGATGAGGCAGCCAGATTGTTTGGGACATCCCTGGGAGAATTGGAAGATCTAGAGGATGCAGTTGATCCACAAGTTTTAGCTCAGCAAGATTTGCAAAAAATGATGGCCTTGAGTACCTCGATGCAAGATCAGATGCTAGCCAAATTCGAACAAATGGCACAAGTTTTGGGTGGACCAGTACGAGAAGTGTTGAGTGATTTGCAACGATGGTTTTCAACAGAGGGATTACAGCAGGTCGAGAGTTTTTTCAAAACAGTTTCTGAAGCGATCACGAATGTTCATCAACAATGGACAAGTTTTACAAATTCGTTCCCACTAATGTCTGGAATAATTGGCACTGTAACGAAATCTATTATTACTTTCGGAATCCTTGGGACTGCAATATTTGCCACCACAAAAGGTTTGGGCGCTTTGGTGGTGGGCGTAAAAGGCATCAGTGGCGCACTAGTAGCCTTTGGTAAAGACGGCAAAGACGCCGCCGATGGTGTCGGAGAAGCTCTTGAAAAAACGGCAGAATCAGGTGCAAATGCAACAAAATCCTTTGGGCAGGGATTAGCTGATGCAATTAAAAAAGTAGGTCAAGCTGCCACAACAAACGCCAAGGGATTGCTTGCATTTGGTGGGGCTGTGGCTTTGATTGGTGTCGGCGTTGGCGCTGCGGCGCTTGGGATGGCACAATTTGTTTTATCATTTTCTAAATTGAAAGCGGATCAGATCGGTGGGCTCGTGGCAGGGCTTGTTTTGTTTACGGCTACAATGGTCTCGTTAGGTATGGTCATGTCTACGGTAGGCACAGCAGCAGCCCCGGCAATGTTGGCATTCGGAGCAGCATTCTTAATGATTGGTGGTGCCATCGCCGCAGCCGCTGCCGGTTTTAGTTTGTTGACTGAATCCATAGCTGTGTTATGGGCAACAATAATGGCAAATGATACTTCTGCTTTTACAGAAATGGCAGTTGGAATAACTGCATTGGCAGCGTCTATTGGTACTTTAACAGCTTCTCTTAGTATGCTTGGGCTAACAGCAATTCCAGGCTTACTTGGGTTAGCTACTTTAGTCAGTAGTTTAACGGCAATGTCCAATTCTATAAAAGATATGGACACTTCCAAGATTGCGGCTTTAAGTGATATGACTCTCTCAATTAGTCAGACCACTAGTGAACAATACAACGGACTGGGCACAGCTATGAAGAATTTTGGGACAGCAATAACTTCTGCCAACAGTGCTGGTGTAACAATACTACAACAAGCATCACAGCTTGTAAAAGAGATGGCCGCCATGAATGCTGGCGCAACACAAAAATCTGCTGCACAAACAAATACCACTACCACCACAACACAGGCACAAAAACCAGTTGAAGTAGTAATTAATATAGATGGGACAGAGTTTGTAAGACAGGTCGTAATCCCTGGGTTAGACCGAGTTTATTCTCAATAGTAAGATGGCAAAATCAAAAAAACAAGAAGCCGATGAGCGAAGGCAAAAATATATTAACGATCTCTTAACCTTTAATCAACGCACCGCAGCAGCTGCAAAACAAAAGGCAGAAGACGCAGCAAATCGACGAGCCGCTCGCCGTGCGGCAGAAGAGCGAGCAAATCATAATGATAGAATGGATTCACATTCCCAAGACGCACAATCAGCAGCCCGAAATGCAGAAAATCGTTCCAGACAATTAGAAGAGCAACGCAGGCGTGATCCTGTATCCCAATCACAACAAAATCAAAAAGTAAATGAGCAAATTAGGCAAAACGAGCGACGACAAGCAAGAACGGATGCCGCGTTTAAAAGAGCCGAAAATAGAGATGATGCCGAAACCGAACAACGTCTTGTCCACCAGGCAATAGATAGGAATAATGGCGCAGCCGCTGCCGACGCATTACTACGTGGAGAAGAACCGGGTGAGAATTTTGTTTCTCGCTCTAGACCGCGACTAGTTGAACCTCGCAGGCAACGAGAAAAGACCAGTTTTGAAAGTGATATTGCTAAATTAAAACAAGAAAGATACGACAGACAAATCGCCGACCGTGAAGAAGAACAATATTGGGAAAATTTTAATGCACAAGAGGACGCCAGAAGTGTTGATCAAATGCTCGAACGTCTTGATGCTGAAAATGCCCGCTCAGAACGGTCAGAACGGTCAGCCCTTTCGCGCCGGGTCGGGACAGCATTCAATTCTGAACCGGAAAGAGCAAAGAACTTACAAAAACTAGCAAAACAACACCAACAGGAATTAGCCAATAGACAAGCAGCTGAACAAAGGGCTCAAGAAACTGTCAAAGCCGAAAAACGTGCGAATGCTGTAAATAATCTTAACAAAAATGTTAAGAATTTAACCCCAGCAGAACTAATAAAACGCAGAGAAAAAAGAGCTTTACAAACAAGGCAAAAAAAGTTTGATATAGCCGAGAAAAAAAGACTTCGAGCAGAAAATCTCGCCAAGGCCGCAGCCAAAAGGAAGGCAGCCGCAGAAGCCAAAGCAGCTCGAAGATTTGGTACAAACCCGGTAGCAAAACTTGGCTCTCAAAATAAACCAAAAGGGTTTAACTCCGGGAATCAAAAACCATTCGGAGGAGATCCTGCCAATGGTATGATAGCAGACCCATCAGATGTCCTAGCTAATCAAAAAATGCAGTATATCGAGGTCTATAGTTTGGTTTCTGGCTACACTACTGCATTCAAGGCATATATTACAAATTATCAAGATAACTTTAAATCTGATTGGTCTAGAACACAAGTTTATGGCAGGATGGATCCTATTGTTAATTTTAAAAATACCACAAGACAGATAGTCTGTGAGTTTGATATCCCTGCTGTATCACCTGAAGAAGCAAAACAAAATATGGAAAGGATTTCAACTCTTGTTCAAATGTTGTATCCTTCATATGAAGAAGAAGGTGCATTCGGAAGCCAACAACCAGGCGCTCGAAGCTTTCCGGGGTCAACTATAAAGGGAGCACCAATGGTGAAAATTTCTTTTATGAATTGGATTCAGCATGCTGGCAAAATGCATGCTGAAGCTTCAACATCCGGCTTGATGGGATATTTGGATGGGTTTAGTTTTAACCCAGAAATGAAAGATACAGGATTTTTCCAAGGCAAATGGCCAACTGGCAGACATTCGGCATATTTATACCCAAAATCAATTCAAGCAAGTTTTACCTTGAATGTGATTCACGAACATGAGCTTGGTTGGGTGCAAGTTGATAATAAAATGATTCCACGTCAAGGCAATTTTCCATATGGTTTAGAGTCAGGAGACAAAACAAGCTTCAGAAAACCTACAACCTTTGAACAAGAAAACAGCGGAAAGAATGACAACATAAATGAAGCGAAGGCAATAAGCATAACTTTCGGCGGGGAGGATCCATTTGAATGATAACACGTTATGGGGCAAGAAATATCTTATTGACTGGCGCAGGGACTACATATAAAGATATAATAGGCAGGAGAAATTTACGATTCGTGGGTCATTATGCAACTCCTGATATGGACTTCCCAAGTCCACAAGAAATAGCAAATTTAAAAACAATAAGTCATGTTTGGAAGGAAGGTGATCGATTGTGGAAATTAGCTGCCCAACACTATGATGGCAAAGCCCATTTGTGGTGGGTAATTGCTTGGTTCAACCAGGCACCAACGGAATCGCATTTAAAAATTGGAGATATTGTTTATATACCAACTCCATTAAGAAAAGTTTTGAATTATTTGGATGTTTAGTTATGAGCTTAGAAGCTGATAAAATTATAGAAGACGTGGAGTTTGATGATCAGTCCTTTTTGTGGGATTTCATCGACAAGTTTCAAAACTATGGTGTAAATGTTGTCGATGACAAAATGGAGCAAAAATATCAATATGAGAACTTCATCCAATTGCATGATGAGGATCCAATCTCTTTAGTTAATAAATTATCTGCCGATGGTATTGACTCAATAATGGAACTAACGACAGCGCAGGCGTCTATGTTGATTCCAAAAATCAAACTTTATAAGGTAAAGAGCCACAAAGAAAAGGATAAAAAAGTTGAAATCCTTTTTCCATTTGGCGGGCACTCAACTTTGGAGTCGATTACCAATAGCGACCTAGATAGGGGAACAGACGCTGGTATTGTTAGTGTTGATATCCGAGATACAGGGTTCAACCCCGCCAATGTCGGAATTGCATTTGAGGGAGATATAAAGTTACACTTTCAATCATTTCAATCTATTTTTATGGAGCGATATGTTGGCAATGAAATTATTTCTTTTGCAGAATTGCTCGATCAACAGGGGGCGACAGGAATAATAAAGACCGAAGCCAAAGCCGCTGCCCAATCAAAAGACCCAGGAATCGATGCACCCATGATTAAAATGGTTGTTGGATGGCAAACCCCTCCAATTCCAGTAAAAAAAGATGGCTTCGATTCCCCAATTTCAATAATAGATTCAGGAACTATAGAAAAAATTGAAAAGCTAACAAGATCATATATAATCCTGCCAACCAGGAATAACTTAAAAATCAATGATGACGCTTCAGTGACTGTCACAATAAATTTTGCAGCAAGAATTGAGGGTAGAACACTTGGCGCTGATGCAGACTTGTTGAATGTTGGAAACTATGATCCTGACGCCGCAGAAAAAATTAAAAACCTAAAAAGCCAGCGAGATAAATTAAAGAAAGACTATGCAAAGCTGAAAAAAACATTCAGAGGAAAGTATAAAAAAATCCCACCATTAAGTAAAACGACAGCCATCTTTGACCCCGACCAGAGCGGAGCATCAGTGACCGCTGGTGCCGAAACGGGAGAAGCAGTAGGACAAGCAGCCGGAGCAGGTATGGCGGTTCTCGGTGTCGCCGCAGTCGCCTCAGGAGTGGGGGCTGTTGGCGTTGCCGCAATCGCTGGCGCAGGAGCACTAGCACCGGCTGCGGGTGAAGCAATCGGCGGTCAATTTGACCCGGATGCTGAACAGATTCAACTTACAAATCTTGCAGATAGTAGATTTGATGGAGATGAAGCAAAAGCAAAAGATTACAAAACAAGCAAGGCTCAGCTTGAGGAAATTAAACGGAAATATAAACAATTGGCTGTACAATCTCGACAAATTGCTTATAGTAGTTTTTTAAATAGAGTAAGGAATAGCCCAAGAGGAACGAAAAGACTGTTCCAAGTAAAAATCCCTAGAGAAGCTTACGCTTTATACGAAGAGTTGTTAACCGGTGCAAAAGAATTTTTTGAAAAAGATAAACAAGAGAGAAAAGAAAATAAACGACAAAATGTTTTTGATAATAGTTTTCAAAGATTAAGAAAAAATTCAAAAATTGATATTCAAAATAAAATTTCTAAATCCCTAAATAAACCAGGCGTATGGTCAGAAATGAATCCCAATGCCAAACTTGGTCTTACAAAAAAAGATTTGGGTAATAAAAATCAATACCAAAAACAATCCAAATATGTTAAAAGAGCGGAACAATGGACAGGAATTTATAACGACTCGGATGATATTAAATTAAAAGATAGTTATGTTCTAACTTATTTTTATCTAGGTGATTTGTTGGAGTCGGTAATGTCTATGTGTTGGGACAAACCAATCAACTCTGATTCTGATTCAAGCGGCAAAAACACACGTGACGATAAAAGATATAGAGAGCAAATTAGGTTGTTGTCTGGACCATTTAATTATGTAGACCCAGATACTGGGAAAACAAGAAATATCTCTATTGCTGATATTCCCGTATCTTTAGAGTTTTTTAATGCTTGGTTTGTGGACCGCGTGGTAAAAAGGAAGATAGATAAATACCCGTTGCGGGCCTTTTTGAGAGATTTGTGTTCTAGATTGTTGAACAATGTCTTGTCTCCAAAACGATTTGGTCCACTAAATTTCAACAAACAAATAAAAACCAGAGTGATGCCTGTGTGGAGAAAGAAAGGTGATCCAATATCTCAAAAGTGGAAAAAAAACATAAACTATCAAAACGGTGATATCACAAGGTTAAAAGCTAACAACCTGGCAAACACAGATAGTGGTATCACAACAGATATAGAACCCTATCTTTTCCTATACGTTGTTGGAAGCGTAACCGATTTTTTAAATGCAGAATATGAGCAGGATATAGAAAATAACATCCCACATTTTGCTGTTGGAGCCGAAAATGGGATTGTTAAGAAAATAGATTTTTCTCGTACAAAAATTAAGTATAAGTTAGAGTCTGAATTGTCTAAACAATCTGGATTAGCCAGAGGGAATCTGCTCTTGGCGGATCAATATGATTCAAACTTAACCCTGTTAGGCAATCCAGCGTTCAAACCTGGTTCTCTGTTATTTATCGACACTAAAGCTTTGGGTCTTGGTGTGACAAGAGGTAAGAGCACAGTTGGTGCGCTTTCTGGTAAGCCAATTGAAGTAGAGCCTCAGTGGAGAGCAGACCTTGGGATAGGCGGATATTACAGGGTAGTAAATGTTGCACACAAGATCAACGAAAGTGTCTTTGAAACAACATTAGAGACGATTAGTGAGTTCTCTTATCGTTCGCTCCAAAGAAAAAGGAACAAGTCGGTAACTTCTCAATCAAAAAAGAATAATAGTGTACAAACTAGGCTGATAAACGCAAACAAACAATAACAATTTTTATTACGGATATTTATAGACATGGCAATTAAACCAAATCATCCATCTAGGGAGTCTGAAGTTGATGACTCAAAGTATGAATCGAAAAACGGCTACACGATTGTTAAAGATGTCCAACCTCCACAGGGCGAAAATAGTCTTGGCGCACAAGACATGTTCCTTCAAAGAAAGTATTATAAAGAACAGATTTACCCGAATCAATTCATCGCTGCCACTCCCATCGATATGTGGTATGACAAAAAAAAACAATTTTTTGGAAAGGTTGACCCAGAAGGACTTGCAATTTATGCTGACAATTCTAAACTAAAGCAACTAGTAAGCTTAAACGACTCAAATATTTTTGCTTTAGACTTTGTTGCTGATGCCTTTGAAGACTTCAAAAGCAATTTTCTTTTTTTAAATAAGAAACAAGTCGCTGGTACTCCATTCGCAACTTTGGATCCCCAAAGAGGTGCGAGACAAGTATTAAAAGATTATGACGTATGGATGGATGAAGTTTATACCAGATTCTCTTCAGGCTTTATGTCCGATGTAAATAATCAAAATAGTTTAATCGACTTTGGAAGTTTCATGAAATTGTTTAAAAAGTTCGTTAAATTTAATTATGGTGAAATGCCAGTTACTCTTTCGCAATATATTTACTCTCCACTAGCGGCTTCGACCATCAGCGGGTTGATGATTGAGGTCACACTAGACAAACACGGAAACGATCTGAATAAATATAACCATTTTATTTCTGATAAGAATTTTTTGTGCTTTGCTAATTCGGCTCAAAAATATGGATTTAAAATTGATAAGAATATGCCCGGTCGATTGATCGCTGACATTAAGTCACCAGCAATGAAAAAATATATGGATGTTTACCCAAAACAGCCGAAGCCATTTATCTTAGAGCCACCGCAAGCACCTACAGCAAACCCACCGCAGCCCCCATCACAAGTAGAGGCGGAGCCGCTTGAACCCGGTGATTTTGTGGAGTTTGTAGTGATGGTTCCGACTACGCCAGACGTTTCTTTGCCAAACCTTATTTTAAGAGATCACAGTTTGGTGCAGGACAGATATCTATCCCCAGGCACAAAATCTAAAATAGTAAATGATGCTGAATCTGGTCAGAAGAAAAATATGCTCACTTCTTTGATTGAGCACAATAAGGGTAATAATGGCGGGATGGTGCCTGTGCTTTATCGGGGAAAAATATTAGAGACATCCCCAACAGATAGGTTAACAGATCAGTCTGGATATAAACCATTTTTCGATCCCAATGGGGAAAAATATTATATTATTGATGTTGACCAAACACGCCCATTTGGAAACACCTCAAACGTACACATTACAGATGCCAATACAATTGCCAGAAATCATTACGGAACATCTTATGAAAACATAAACTTGCCCACATCGGGAAGAACGAGAAGGTATGTTAGAGGGCAATTAACAACTGAATCCTTCGCCCAACCAGAATTGGTAATCTCAATGGAAGTCCCAGCCGATGCTGTACACTTGTCTGCAACAAGAAACGAAACAGCAGTACGAAGATTCATAGAGAGGACAACATACAAACAAAGATATGAACAGTGGGAAAGAGCAAACGATGAATATTATGAAATCTGGGAACAGACTACACTAAGGGATTACAATAGATTATATAATACATGGTCGCAGAAAAAAGAACAATATGAGATTGACTTAGAAGAATATGAATCAAGCCCAAGGTTGTCCACAAACAATGTTATTGGCAACAGAATGATTCGTTCATCTGATGTTGATATGTATCTACTTAAACAAATTTGTATGCAATTTTATCACTCATATGTGACTGATCATCCTATCGTTTCACCTACAACCTTCACCACTTGCAAAAATGGCACTTATGGAACTAAAAAATTAGCAATCTATAGAGAGCAGATTACAAAATCTATTATCGAACAAAAATTTAATGATTCATATTGGCTTGATCAAATTATACAAATTAGGTATTATGAAACAGGATTAAAATTGCCTAAAAAAACATTAAATAAATATCGAAACCAAGCGCAACTATTGTTAAAAAATAACGGGGGTCAACAAGCGATGTTATACATTAATAAAGAGTTTAGGAAATTGCTATTGACAACCTGAATTATATGTGATATTTTATGAAATATGTTATTTCAAATAATAGATAACAAACGAGCTTGTCCAAATATATATCTTAACAATAAGATTGTTTCCGATCCAGATTACAGTAATTTAACTGGAACTTGGTCTTATGATCCTATGTTTAATAAACATGATATTAAATATGCCTCTTTATATGCTGAAGGCGACAGCCTTGATGATTGCTGTCCCGATAACTTAATCCCAAAATGGGAAGAAGTCAAGCAAAAACACGTGGCTTTCTTTAAATCTTTTAATATTGCCAAGGTAAATTTTCAAGATTATTGTCTATACGATCTTCTTCCTGAGTCTTTTGTGAGTGAGTATTTTGAGACAAAAAATAAAATAACACAACATGTTTTTGATAGCTATGAAATCCCGACAAATTATGATTTTTTGGTGGAGTTGTCTGATCTGGTGGCATCGATTCAGAGCCAGAGATTGATCATAGACACAAGTTTGATGGATGAGAACATACACGAATTAAGGGTTAGAAAGATAAAAGAAAAATTAATGAACATTGAGCCAGTTGTTTCTTATAATGTGTTTGGAACAATTACTGGCAGATTAACAACCAAGAAAAATTCATTCCCTCTTTTGACCTTGGATAAAAATTATAGAAATATAATACAACCCAATAATGATTGGTTTATTGAGTTAGACTTTAATGCTGCTGAATTGCGCTGTCTTTTGGCACTCAACGAACAACCCCAACCTTGCGAGGATATACATAAGTGGCACGGGAAAATATTAAATAAATTATACGACCACAGGATGGAAAGAGATGAAATTAAACGTAAGATTTTTAGCTGGCTTTATGGACCAGCGAATGTTTCTCTTGGTATCCCAGAGATTGAAAGGTTTTATGATAAAGAAAAGGTAATTGAAAAATATTGGGATGGTGAAGAAGTGGTAAACCCATTTGGAAGGCGCATAAAGGCGGATCATTTTCATTCACTTAATGCAATAATCCAAAGCACAACCTCCGACACTTTTTTACGTCGTGCAATTGCGGTAAATAAACTCCTGAATGGTAGAAAGTCCTTTACAATGGGGCTCATTCATGATAGTATGGTAATTGATTTTGATCGTAATGACAAAGATCTTCTAGAAGAATTAATGGTTGAGTTCGGGAATACCGATTTGGGTATTTTTAAAGTTAATGCAAGTTTGGGAACAAACTTTGGTAATATGAGGAAGTTTAGATGAAAAGAATATTTAATCGAAGTAAGCTATTAAAAGATGCAGAATTAAGATATGCTCCAGTTGTTATTCGAGTTGAAAAATTCACACCCGAATCGGCATTAAAGTTTCAAGAAAAAATGGAACTCGCCCACAATACTGGCCAACCAGTAATCCCTATTGTTATTGATTCTTACGGTGGTCAAGTTTATAGTTTGATGGCTATGATCGCACAAATCAAAAGCTCTGAAATCCCAGTGGCTACAATTATTGAAGGTAAGGCAATGTCTTGTGGGGCAATCCTAGCAACCTTTGGCCAAAAAGATATGAGATATATGGATCCTAATGCGACAGTAATGATACATGATGTTTCCTCAATGGCGTGGGGCAAAATAGAAGAATTAAAATCTAGCACTGACGAGGCAGCCCGATTAAACACTATAGTGTTCCAAATGATGGCCAAAAATTGTGGAAAGAAAAAAAATTATTTTCTAGATATCGTACATGATAAGGGTCATTCCGATTGGTACTTGGATGCAGATGAATGTGTAAGTCACAATATTGTGCAACACTTGGAATTACCACAGTTAAAAGTTGATATCGAGGTTAATTTCGAATTCGGCACCGGAGAATAATTAATGGCTTCTAAAAAATATAATAAGTTGGTAAGAGACAAGATTCCAGAAATTATAAAAAGCAAAGGAAAAACCTGTATCACAGTGACCGCTACCCAGAAGGTATATTTGCAAAAACTAAGAGAGAAATTGTTAGAGGAGGCGAATGAATTTTTTGAGAATCCATCTTTGGAAGAATTGGCAGATGTTCAAGAGGTTGTGTGTGCTATTGAAAATGCCTATAACTGGGATAGTTTGCTTCTTGCAAGGCTTGACAAGAGAATCGAGCGAGGATCTTTTAAAAAGAGGATAATTTTAAAAGAGGTGTCTGAGTAGGTTATGGAAACTGTGATTGGACTTGGCCAAGCTGGTTGTGTGATAGCTGATGAATTTGCAAAATATCCGCAATATTCTATTAAAAAAATCGATGTTGGGTTGCCGAAGACAAAGACCACCTTCCCGATAAAAGAGTATGAAAAGCTTGAAGATTATGAGGAAAAACTCCCAACACTACAGCATTTTTTTAGGGGAGTGAGGGGCGATATATTATTTGTTGTTGCCGGTGGTGGAAAAGTATCTTCAGCATCATTAACTGTTTTAAAATATTTAAAAAATAAATGCAACATCAGTGTTCTATATATTCAACCAGAATTATCTTTACTGAACGATGTCCAACAGAAGTTGGAAAAACTGGTCTACAATGTTTTCCAACAATATGCAAGGTCCGGCTTATTCGAAAGACTTTATTTGGTATCTAATGAACAGATCGACTCTATTTTAGGGGGTTCTCCCATAAAAGATTACAATAATAACATTAATCATATGATCACTTCAACAATTCATATGATTAATATTTACAAAAACAATCAAGCAGTGACAGACACTTTTTGCCAACTACCCGTAGGGGCTAGGATTTCCACTATTGGGATGAAAAATATAGAAAAAAATGAAGACATGGTGTATTTTAACCTTGACAGCGTGTCAGATATGGTGTATTATTACGCATATAACAAATCGAAACTTGAATCTGATTCAAATATAATGAGCAACATTAAAAACAACATTACAGAGAATAAGAAATCAGGGATTAGAACAACATATGGCATTTATGAAACAGATTATGAAGAAGATTATATTTATTGTCTGTCTCATACGTCGATAATTCAAAAATAATTGGAAAAACAGGAAAATTACTGTTTTTACCTTAAGGAGAAATAAATTATGGCATTAGATTTAGCAAAAATGAAGGCCAAACTTCAAGAATCAGAAAGCGGTGGCAAATCAAAATCTGATAATGTGTGGTGGAAGCCCCAAGAAGGAGATCAAGAAATTCGTATCGTACCCACCGAAGATGGCGATCCGTTTAAAGTGTTTCACTTTCATTACAACCTTGGCGATGGCGCTCGTGGTGGTGTTTTGTGTCCCAAGCGTCAATTTGGTGAAGAATGTCCCATTTGTGATTTCGCTTCGAAGTTGTGGCAAGAGGGAACTGATGATAGCAAGAGAATGGCTAAATCATTGTTTGTCCGACAACGATTCTTTTCTCCTGTGGTTGTCCGAGGAGAGGAAGAAAAGGGAACCCGAGTTTGGGGATATGGTAAAACAATTTACGAAACCCTACTTGGGCTAGTTTTAAACCCAGACTATGGTGATATCACCGATATTGATAGTGGTGTTGATTTCACACTGACATATACTTTGCCGAAAACAAAAGGTGCTTTCCCACAAACAAATCTTACTCCAAAGCGTAAGTCTTCTAGCCTAGCTAAGACCAAAGCAGCAATTAAAGAAATTGTGGACGCAGTACCAGACATTGATACCCTTTTTCAACGGAAGTCACCCTCCGATGTCAAGGCGATTTTAGAATCATTCTTGAGCCCAGTCGATGGCCCACTGGTGGAAACATCCTCTGTAAGTAGTGTTGAAGACGCTATTAAAGAATTGACAGCGTAGTAACTAAAAACATTAAGGTTTTTGGAAGCTACCGCCGTTGAGTATAACCTCGGTGGTAGCTTCTTTTTTATTGGGAATTCTTATGAGCAATGGAAAATTATCATCTTCAGATATCTTAAAAATGATTAACAAAAAAGCTGGAAGAACGGTCGCCTTTGCAGGCGATCAAGAGAATCCAGCAGACATTAAAGATTGGATCCCCACCGGTTCCCGTTGGCTCGATTCAATTATTTGTCGCGGACAACTGGCAGGTATTCCAGTCGGTCGATGCACAGAAATCGCAGGTCTTGAAAGCTCAGGCAAATCTTATATGGCTGGACAAGTCGCACGTGAAGGTCAAAAGAAAGGTATTAAAGTATTATATTTTGATTCAGAGGCTACAATGACCAGTGAGTTTTTAGAAAAACTTGGTTGTGATATGGAAGGTGATAATCAAATCGTTATCATCCAACCAGAAGACATTGAAATGGTTCTTGAGACTATGGAAATGTGTATGGCCAACGATCCAGATAATCGTTATTTATTTATTCTAGATTCTCTTGCGATGACACCATGTCGAGCAGACTTGGAAAAAGATTTCAACCCGCAATCCTCAATGGCACAGATGCCTCGTGTATTGTCTGTTGGAATGAAGAAGCTGACAGTATCCTTGTCCAAGAGCCAATCTACATTCCTTGTTCTTAATCAATTAAAAACAAATATTAATGTTAGTAATCCGATGATGATGCTATCCCAACCTTGGTTTACTCCTGGTGGAAAAGCAATCATCTATGCGTATTCATTGCGACTATGGTTGACTGGTCTGAAAGGAAAGAAAACGTTTATTGAAGATGAGAATGGTTATCGCATAGGCTCAGAGGTCAAAGCCAAACTAGAGAAGTCAAAGTTTGGAACCCAAGGTCGTATTTGCAACTTTAAGATCTTGTGGGGAGGCGAAGAAGTTGGAATTATGAATGACGAATCCCTCTTGACAGCAATCAAACCATCTGATAGAATTAAAAATGCAGGAGCGTGGTTTACATTGGAAGGGTATGAAAAGAAATTCCAAGCTGCCACATTTCCTAAACTTATGAAAAGTGATCCAAAGTTTTCAAAGATCGTTTATGATATTATGGACGAAGAAGTCATTCGTAAGTTTGAAAACAAAACTGGAAAGGCGCAAGATTTTTACGATCTGGAAGACACGGAAGCACAATAAATGGAAAATGTTATCTTATTGGATATGGATGGTACAATCACACCACCACGAAAACCAATCGAATCAGAGATGGTAGATGCCCTGTTCCAATTGTCCAAAGTGTCTAAAATTGGGATTGTTACTGGTAGTGGACTTGATTATGTATTGCAACAATGTTCGGATTTATTAAAACCTGCTTACAATATGAAAAACTTTTTCCTGCTACCTTGTAATGGGACTCAAAAATATGAATGGTCGGAAAGCGATTGGGAAAACGGGTATTGGACTAAGACATATGATATGGATATGAGAGAGTTTATCGGTGAAGACAAGTTTAATAAGACGATGGGTTTTTTAACCGAACAGCTATACATCACTCACCTGACAAATTCGTCCATTCCAAAATCTGGCCACTTTATTTCATATAGGGGGTCTTTGATTAATTGGTGCCCGATTGGGCGTCAAGCAATCGAAAGGGATAGGAAGGTGTTTATGGAGTACGATAAGGAAAACAAATTACGTAGGAAGAAAATGGCAAAGTTTAAGGAAAGCTTTATGTGTGATTTTCTTTCTTTCTCCATGGGCGGCAATACCTCGATTGATATATATCCGGTCGGTTGGGATAAGACACAGGCTTTAAAACATTTTACAAATCATGATTTTTGGTTTATTGGAGATAGATGCACGACTCCCACTGGTAACGATAAACCTCTTTATGATAAAATCAGAACTGAAAAACCCGCTCAAGCCTTTGAAGTAAAATCAACAGCGGATACTCTAAAGATCGTTAAAAAAATCACAAAAAAGCTGAACAACCAGGAGTAACAATGAGTAACAAGATTTTAATTATCGATGCAATGAACACTTTCATTCGCAACTATGTGATGAATCCAAGCCTTGCGGCAGACGGTTCACCCATCGGCGGAACGAAAGGGTTTTTAATGTCCCTGCAAAAGATGATAAGAGAAATTCAACCAGATAACGTGATTGTTGTTTGGGATGGTGGCGGAGGAAGCGCCAAGAGAAGAACCATTGTTAAGGAGTATAAAGAAGGTCGTAAACCCCTTAAGTTAAATCGTGCATATAAAGGGATGTCATCGCTTGAAGAATCACAAAATCGATATGATCAAATGCGTAAAACCATCGAATATCTTAATGCTATGCCGGTGGCACAGTTAATGATTGAAGACATCGAAGCTGATGATGTGATTGCGTATATCTGTCAAATGCCTTCCATAAGAAACGATGTAAAAATTATTGTTTCTATGGATAAAGACTTTTACCAACTGTGTGATGATAAGACAATGATTTATAGTCCAGTAAAAAATGAGTTTTTGAACAAAAAAAGGATATTAGAAAAATTTTCAATTCATCCCAACAATTTTGCGATTGCTCGTGCAATTGATGGTGATAAATCCGACAACCTTGATGGCATAAAAGGTGCTGGTTTAAAGACGATTGCCAATAAATTTAGTTTTTTAGCAGAAGAAAAATCATATACACTGGATGAATTATTTAAACATTGTAGGCTTGATGATTCAGGACTAAAATTGTATAAAAATATTTTAGCAGAAAAAAATAAAGTTAAGATAAATTATAAATTAATGCAACTCTATTCACCCTATATTTCAACCAAAAGCTCGCAACATATTAAAGATACTGTTGAAAATTTTAATCCAAAATTTAACTTAACAAATGTTATGAAGATGATGTCTCAAGATGGGATTCACCAATATAATTGGAATAATCTTTTTCAAAAATTTAGATTGATTGTTGATCAAGGTAGGCACTAGTTATTCTACCGTCAACAAGTTCTTGACTTTTCGCGTAAAACATCGTATGATGTTTTTAAACAAACATGAGGTTCCAATGTCTGTAAATAATAAGATTTCTTTTTCAAAATACGGCAAAACTTTTCAAGAAAAATTGGCTTTTATCATCTTAGACGATAGAGTTTTTGCAGATAGAATGATGGAGGTTTTAAACATTGAGTTTCTTGAATACAAATACTTGCAAACATTCGTAGAAAAAGTTTTTTATTATAAAACAAAATATGGTTCTCAACCCTCTCATGATACAATGAAATCTATTGTTAAATCGGGAATAGTTGAGGAAAATGAGGTATTGCAGGAACAAATTGTTAAGTTTTATGCAAAATCTCTATCTGATATAAATATCCTTGAGTCAAGTGAGTACATTAAGGATACTGCTCTTGATTTTTGTCGAAAACAGAAACTTAGAGAAGCGATGATGAAGTCATCTACACTGCTCCAAAAATGCTCATTTGATGAGATTTCTGTATTGATTAATGATGCACTGAAGGCTGGCGCAGATGCTGACTTTGGTTATGATTATATGAAAGATTTCGATAAAAGATTTGAATTCTCTGGTCGCGAAACCATCACCACTGGGTGGCAAAAGATGGATGAACTTACAGGTGGTGGTGGAGGCCGAAAAGAGTTGGGGGTCGTGATTGCGCCTACGGGTGTAGGAAAGTCTATGGTTCTAGTCCATCTCGGCGCAACAGCAGTAAAAGCTGGAATGACTGTTGTCCACTATACACTTGAATTGCGTGATACTGTAATTGCTAATCGTTACGACTCTTGTATAACCGGTATACCATTAGATGAGTTGATGGATAGGAAAGATGAAATCCGTGAATATCTTAAGGATGTCGATGGCAACCTTATTGTAAAAGAATACCCCACAAAAACTGCAACGACCAACACTATCCGGGCACACATAGAAAAATTAAAACAACAAGGAATAATCCCAGATATGATTATCGTTGATTATGCAGACTTGTTAAAAACAATATCTACCCGCAGAGAAAAAAGAGAAGAATTGGAAACAATTTACGAAGACCTGCGGGCAATTATGATGGAAAATAATGTGGCAGGCTGGACAGCATCACAAACAAACCGAACAGGATTACAAGCTGAAATCATAACAATGCAGTCAATTTCAGAAGCATTTAACAAATGTTTCGTTGCAGACTTAATATTTTCAGTATCCCGAACAGCCGAAGACAAGCAAACCAATGGAGGCAGAGTATATATTGCAAAAAATAGAAACGGCCCAGATGGTTTGGTACACTCCATCTTCATGGACACGGCAAATATTGATATAAAAATTCTAGAAAGATACACCTCAGAAAGTGGTATATCCCCCTCCTTATCGCAAGGAGAAAAACAACAACAAATGTTAAGCAAATATAAAAAACTAATGAAAGGAGCAATTATGTAATGGAGAAATCAAGTAAAATTTTATCAGATATTACTGTATTTATGAAATATGCTAAATACAGAAAAGACCTGGGTAGGCGGGAGACCTGGGAGGAACTTGTTACTAGGAACAAGGAGATGCATGTTAAGAAATTTCCTTATATGCAGGGAGAAATTGAAGCAGCATATGAATTTGTATATGATAAAAAGATTTTACCATCGATGCGTTCCTTGCAGTTCGGAGGCAAGCCAATTGAAATCAGCCCAAATAGGATTTATAATTGCGGGTTCCTTCCTGTTGATGATTATAGAGCTTTTAATGAAATACTGTTTCTTTTATTAGGTGGAACCGGCATAGGCTTCTCTGTTCAGAAGCATCATGTCGAAAAACTACCAGAAATTAGACAACCCAGACAAGATCGTAAACGTAGGTTTCTTGTAGGGGACTCTATTGAAGGTTGGGCAGATGCAGTTAAAGTGCTGATGCGATCTTATTTTGAAGGCACATCAACGATTGATTTTGATTTTTCAGATATTCGCCCAAAGGGTGCTAAGCTTGTGACCTCTGGTGGCAAAGCCCCAGGCCCAGAACCTTTAAAAACTTGCGTAAGGCAAATTAAATCAATTTTAAATGAAAAGGTGGAGGGTTCCCAACTTGAACCAATTGAGGTCCATGATATTGTTTGTCATATTGCTGATGCCGTTCTCGCTGGTGGGATTCGCCGTGCTGCACTTATTTCACTATTTTCGGCAGATGATCAAGAAATGATCTCATCAAAATCGGGAAATTGGTGGGAAAAAAACCCCCAAAGAGCCCGTGCAAACAACAGTGCAGTTTTGGTCCGACATCGTGTTAAGAAAAAGTTTTTTGATGAAGTATGGAATCGCATTGAACATTCGAATTCTGGGGAGCCAGGTATTTATTTTACCAATGATAAGGATTGGGGAACAAATCCTTGTTGTGAGATCGGCTTAAAGCCATTTCAATTTTGTAATCTATGTGAAGTGAATGTTTCCAACATCACGAGCCAAGAAGACTTAAATGATCGTGCCCGAGCCGCCGCCTTTATTGGAACCCTACAAGCTTCCTACACTAATTTTCATTATTTAAGACCTATTTGGGAGCGAACGACGCAGAAAGAAGCCTTGTTGGGCATTGGACTAACAGGTGTCGGTTCTGGAAAGGCACAACATATGGATATGGAGCAAGCATCAGAAATAACGAAAAAAGAAAATAAGAGAGTGGCAGAGTTATTGAATATAAATCCAGCAAACAGGGTTACAACAATTAAGCCCAGCGGCACTTCATCACTTGTATTGGGGTGCTCAAGTGGCATCCATGCTTGGCATAATGATTATTATATTCGAAGAATTCGAGTTGGGAAAAATGAAGATATCTATCATTATTTATCCATCAATCACCCAGAATTAATAGAGGATGAATTTTTCCGCCCCCATGATACTGCTGTAATCTCCATTCCACAGAAAGCACCAAAAGATGCAATATTACGCACTGAATCTGCGTTGGGATTGCTGAATCGAGTAAAGTGGTTTTCTCAAAATTGGATACAACCAGGCCACAACAAGGGTAATAATACACATAACATTTCCGCCACGGTATCCTTAAAGGAAGAAGAGTGGGCACCTGTTGGTGAGTGGATGTGGCAAAATAGAGATTTTTATAACGGGTTGTCTGTACTTCCATACAATGGTGGAACATATAAACAAGCCCCATTTGAAGACTGTGATGAGCTAACTTACAAAAGGATGATGGAGAGTTTATCTGATGTCGATTTAACTAAAATTGTAGAATTAGATGATAATACTAATTTGAGTGGAGAAATCGCTTGCGCCGCTGGTGCTTGTGAGGTAAAATATATTTAAAGGAGTGCTAAATGGCAACTATATCAATAACTGAAGAAAAGAAGAAGCATGTAATTAACTTAATTAAATCTTATAGAGCAATCGATGGAGCGATCCAACCTTACCAAGACCAGCGTAAAGAACTACGTACCGAATATATCGAGAATCAATGGTTAAGTAATAGTGAGATTTCTTTAGTTAAGAAAGCATACAATGCTGTCAAAACCAAGGTGGATTTAGATGATCTCTCCTCGTTTGTAGATATTGTAAAGAGTGAGATACCAAATGTGTAAATTCAAACCATTTAATAAACACGTATTGGTCGAAAAAACCGCCGAGAAAAAATCTCCAGATTTGAGCCCTGTATTGATACCAGAAGGAGCCCAATTGGGAAATCAAGAAAGGTTCGGCCTGGTGCAATTTGTGTGTGCAGCTAGTGATTGTGAAGATTTTCTAAAACGACTAAACCCAGATAATCCTTCTTGGGCAACTCAGACAGGCACCATGGATGATGCTTACATTACATCAAGAAAAAAAGATGGTGTTGCTAATCTGGTTGTTGATCAGACAATGGTGGAGGAGATAAAAATAGATAATAGTCTATTCCACTTGGTGCATCAAAGACATATTGTTGGGATAATTGACAAGTAGGTAAAAAATGAATATAAAAGATTTAAAAGAAATGGTTCGAGAAGCCTTGACAGGGCTTCCAGTATTGTTGTCTAAACCAAAATTAATTGTAGAGGCAAATTATGGACGTGTAAAGCGAAGAATAGAGGATGAAAAAATCCCGTTTGCCATGTTAACTGCCTCTCGTGGAGATTATAATCAAAAAGAAAATCAATTAAGGAATAAAGAGCTTAAAATGTCTTTAGACACCGCTGGTTTTCCATATGTTTTAATGCCTGGGAGTGGATATAAAGAAGGAGGCTCTGACGGCGATGTCGTTACAGAAGATTCAATACTGGTATGGAATGAGCCTCGTGGCGACAAATTCCCATCAAGTGGTGGGTTGTTTGATCTAGCTTCTCGTCTATCAGAGGAATTTGAGCAAGATTCATTTTTATATGGTGGACCACGAAAAGGCGATAATGAAAAGCCATACGCAATTCACTTATACACCAACACAGGTGAGATTATAGATGAAATTTGGGCCGGAGGAGAAGAAGGTTATAATGAGCTTTTTGTTGTAGATGATGCCGCTGAATATTGGTCTAAAATTGCTGGTAAAAAGACGCAATTTAAAGAAATTTTAAATAAATGGAATAATTTTAATTCCAAATCTCGTCTTGATGCGATGAAAAAACAATATTACATAAATCTGGCAGAATCCAAACTTAAAAATGATTGAACCAATTTTTCTTTATGATGATAAGGTAGGAAAGGTAGAGTATGTCGAGCACATGGGTAGTGACTTATCTGTTGTTAATTCTGCTCGTGTTTCTTTTGGTAAGCATAAACAACTATTAGAAGAAAATGATGCGAAATTGATTAATTATCTTATTAAACATCGCCACACCTCTACTTTAGAGCACTGTGTAGTGACTTTTAGGTTTAAGGTTCCTCTATACGTGAGATCCCAACACCATCGTCACCGCACCTGGAGTTATAACGAAATAAGCAGGAGATATACAGATTACAATATAGAATTTTACAACCCAGAGTTATATAGAACACAGCATGATTCTAACAGGCAAGCAAGCAACACAGATGAATTTGTTAGTGGTCCTATGTCACATCCAATTTTAGGCTGCGGTTGTAATGAATATATAAGAAGATTTAACAATCAAGCTCTAAAGGTGTATAATAGTTTATTGGATATTGGTGTCTGTCGAGAACAAGCACGAGGAATTTTGCCTCAAAATATGTATACTGAATACTATGGAACAGCAAATTTAAACAATATTTTAAAGTTTGTAGATTTAAGAATACACGAGGGAGCACAAGGCGAGATACAAGAGGTTGCAAACGCAATTTTAAAAATAACAAAAAAATTGTATCCGATTACAGTAGGCGCATATGAGAAAAACAAAAAAGAACGTTGAACATCGTCCGTGGGGAACTTACGAGGTTTTACAAGACAAAAAAAAATACAAGTTAAAAGAAATCATAGTTATGCCCGGTCAAAGACTGAGTTATCAATCCCACCACCAAAGAACGGAAATTTGGGCGATAATTTCGGGGGAAGGTATTGTTACCTTAGAGGGTCAAGAGCTGGAATGCTATGCTGGACGGTCGTTTTTTATCCCAAAAGAACAAAGGCACCGCATCGAGTGCGTAGGAAAAGAACCTTTAATGTTTATTGAAGTGCAAACAGGTGATTATTTTGGCGAAGATGATATCGTAAGGCACGAGGATGATTATGGAAGAAAATAATTATTATGATTTTATGTTGGTGTGTAAAGACTTCGTTGATTCAAGTAAGAAACTGAACGAGGCCGCCGCACTTTGTGATAATGATCCAGTGAAACAAGAGATGGTAGCCTTTATCATCCCAGATTTTCAAAAAATGTTTGCTCGTTCAGAAGGTATAAAGGTTTTATTAGAACAGGAAAGGTATGATAAAAATCGCGGTTTTATACTTGAAGAAATGAAGGCTGTTACCAAGGAAAACCTTAAAATGGCACGAAGGATAACAGATAAGCTATCTGGATTGATTTGAGCCTCTCTGATAAACTCATTATTGCATTAATAGTGTGGGTGATTGTTTGTGAATATATCGTCAGAAGTTAATCTTCATTCCTCCATACGAAAAATAAATTTTAAATATGAACAAATCATCGTTGGTTGCACTCTAGAGGCACTAATGTTTTCATATCTTAAAAATATTCCCATTGTTTATACTAACCTCTCTGCCCCCAAGATGTTTGACAGATTTGAGTTAGGGCAAGATTTATCTTTGTTTTCTTATGAAAACAGGGCGCAGAAAATAATAACACCCAAAACTGAAATTATGGTGGGTGCCCAAAAGCTCCCTCTTTGGGAAAAACTGTATTTTCATGTCTCTCTTGCTGGCTTGTGTATTTCCCCCTTTGAATTATCGTCAATAAGAGTAAAAGATAGCATATTAAAGGGCTTCACAGACAATGCTAGAATGGTAGCTTGTGAGTTTGAAGAACTAATAATCTTTGATGATGCAGGTGTATATGGGATAGGAGATCCCATTACCCAACTTGATAAAAAGAAGATGGTATATGATTGGTTTTCAGTCCGCAGCGGTATGAAGCACCGGTATGATGTAATAGAGTCAGATTCTGAATTTGTAAGTAAGATTATCTTTTATCGTTCATCTCGCATAGATGGTGATCATGATTTTAAAGATGCGGTCGCCGTTTCAAACCTTACGGATAAGCAATTGATAGAATATGAATTTTCAGATGTTAATTCTCGCTTCAAATCAACCTATATGATGAAAAAAGCAGGCATACGTGGCGCACGTAACGGTCGCGATATGAGAAACAAAGAGAAATATAAATACTACGCAGTAAAAATTGAGAACACAAAAAGAGAAATCGAATCTGTTAGAAATTATTATAATCCTACAGAAAATATCATCTTTAATTACGATAGTGTTTATGATATAATAAGTCACACCCACCCTAAGCAAACTTATGCAACAAAACTCATCAGAAGAATATATTGATCTCAAGTCATTTCATTTGGCTGGAATAATTCCAACTGCTGGCCAGCCAATGGATTTTAATTTTCCTTGGCATGACTGTATGGTTCCGATTTCTTCTGACTTCTTGGCAATTGAGCGAGCAGTTTTAGAGTGCGCAACAGTAGGATGTGAGACTATCTGGGTAGTGTGTCATAGCGATATGCAACCCTTATTAAAACATAGACTAGGAGAATCGGTTCAGGATCCTGTTTGGATCAGTAGGAAACATGACTTGTTTCCATCATCCTCTAAAAAAGAAATCCCGATTTATTATGTGGAAATCCACCCCAAAGATCAGGATAAAAGAGATTCTTTGGTGTGGTCAATTTTATACGGCTCGAAGGTCGCAAAAAAAATATGTCATAGTTTGAGCCAGTGGGTTATGCCCAACAAGTTTTATGTTTCTTTCCCCCACTCTGTTTATCCCTCTCAGCATTTAAGAAAATACCGCTCCGAGATTTCTAATCACGGTAATTTTTTTGTTTTAACTGATAAGGGCGACTCGATTTTAGAAGATTGTTATGTTGGTTTCGCCTTTGAAGCATCCGAGCTGGGTGGGTTAATAAAGCACTTTTGGGACAAACAAACAGGAAAATATGACCCTTCTCAACCAATCTCTGATAGGCGAGATGGAAAATTCATAACTAAAATGCTCCCAATTGAAGAAAGATATTCTGGTAGGCATTTCAAAATTATGGATATCTTTAAAAAATTAGATAATTCTAAAAAAATATTTAAAATTGAGATGGAATGGTATTATGATATTAGCAGTTGGGATAATTTATGTAATTATCTTAGTTCTGAGCATCGTAAAGTTTTAAAAAAACCAAAATTGCCTTTTTTATCTGGCAGGAAATGGAATAAGGTAGGAGAAGATGAACCGGAAACTATTTAAATTAAAAGGAAAAGTAAAAAATTGTCAGTAAAATATCTTGAATATAAAGCGGGTCTAGGAAACGTAGGCTCTTATCAAGCCAGCGCAAAACCATATTTATCATCTTCTATACATGTCCCCACTGGTGGTGCCGTGGTTAAAATAGAGTTCCCGAATGTAACTAGGTTTTTAACAATCGCAAACGTCGGCCCAGCCGACTCGGATGATGTTGCAATGCGCGTCGGGTTCTCAGTAAATGGCATAAACGATCTTGAGCACTGCAATTATTTTCTCCTTGAAAACGGGGAGTCATATTCTGGCGATTGGAGGGTTAAAGAGCTTTATTTGAGAACCGACACTGGCTCTACTAATGCCACTGGCTCAATTATTGCTGGCTTGACTAATATTGCAGCGAGTGAATTATCCCATAACTGGACTGGTTCTGTGGGGGTGGGATGATGGCACAAGGTGGATTTAGCAGGGACTATGCAAGAGCTGCAAGAATTAGACAAGAAGCTCAAGCCCGAAAAGAAAAAGAAGAACGCGGACTTATTGGGGATGAGGTTATTATAAAATTAAATCCTTACTTTGAAAACAAGATGAATAAAATGGAAGAAGGTTTAATTTTGAAGCAAGACGAGACGATTGAAGAATTTATCAAAATAACGCGAGATAGAAATAGGTTGTTGAAGTTTTTGCTCTGGACTAACGCTTTGACATTGCTTGGGTTGTCTTTTGTTTTAGGTTATTTTTTATGAAAGTTCACAATGTAATTCAGCGACTGCAACGCGAAAGGGAAGACGAAGAGGTTGTCTTGATTTTTGATGATAACCGAGCTAAATATTATATTATAGAAGAGTTGCCTTTTCTACACGGTGGTCCGCGCAAGTTTAAATTAAAGCATGGTGGTACTGATACCAAGAGTGTAGTACAAATAAGAATTAAAGAATACGAACCGTCTGAATAAAAAATGCCCCGCCCAATCATCAGACCGGACGGGGACTTTAGTTTAACTCAAAAAGTTAAAGAATAATAAATTATTCTTCTTCAATTGGAATCATAGCCATTTTAAAGTCTTGACCAGTTTTGTTGTTTCGGATCCGCAAGTGATCTGATTCCTCAAATAGTGTCCAATCGCCACGCTCATTCTTCATATGGAAATCGCCTGTGTACACATTGGTCGCCCAAACAGCGGCAAATTTCTTACTAGAACTACCGAGGCTTCGGGTGTCATTAGCATCAGCAATGATGTCTGAATCCAAAAGACCATTGAAAGTAACCGAATCACTAGAGTCAGAACCTAGATCAACGTTACCATTAGCAACAAGATTGCTGCTCAAAGTACAAGTTGTACCAACAATTGCAGCAAAGCTACCAGCAGCAACACTGCTAGCACCGATTGTCGTTCCATCAATAGCACCGCCATCAATGTTAACGCTTGCCGCAGCCAGAGAAGCTACGTTACCATTGTCAACATCAATTTTGTGCAATGAAGCAAGTCCAGAACCACTTACTGTAGTAGCGGTCAAACCACCGTTAGCAGCAAGTGTAGAACTATAAGTACCGGTTGTACCCACAACAGCAGCAAAAGAACCAGCAGCAACACTGCTAGCGCCAATTACTGTTCCGTCGATAGCACCACCATCGATGTTAACGTTAGCTGATGAAAGATCAGCAATGTTACCATTGTCAACGTCAACTTTGTGCAATGAAGCAAGTCCAGAACCACTAATTGTTGTAAGACCAGCCAAAGCCGAGTCAAGATTAACAGTTAAAGTGTTTCCAGAACCAGCAGTATTAATATTGGTTCCACCAGCAATATCAAGTGTTTCGCTATCTAAATCAATAGACAGAGCACCACCAGCATCACCTTCGAAATCTAAATCTTGTGCAGTTACTTGCGCATCAACATAAGCCTTGATGGATTGTTGAGTAGCAAGAGCAGTAGCAGAATCAGAAGCCATGTTGTCCTCATCTTTGACTGAAGTCATTGCAGCTCCACCAAGTAGAGCAAAAGAGCTACCACTTATAGAAGTGAATTTACCAGTAGACGACGAGTTCGCACCAATAGCTGTTCCATCAATAGCACCTGAATCAACATTAATGTTGGTCATCGCTTGAGATGCACAGTCCATCGCCGCACCAAGAGCATCTGCTCGAAGGTCGTCGATATGAGCAACACCGTCAATGTATAGGTCTTTCCACTCTTTAGAGGAGGAACCTAAATCTTGAACGCCATCACGTGCTGGAGCAACACTACTATAGAATGTCGCAGCACCACCAACTTGTAGAGTTGAAGAACCACTAATTGTGGTTGCTGTAACGGTTCCCAAAGCAGAAGCGCCGGTAACTGTCATCGCATCAATGTGACCAGCATCAGCATGGATTTCTGCCCATTGAAGTGCAGAAGTACCAAGATCACGAGCTGAATCAGTTGAAGGTACAAGATCAGAATCAAAACGACCAGTAGCCGTAATTGTATCCGATGTTGCATTACCCAGATCTGTATCTCCGTTAGCAGTCAGTGTAGAACTGAAAGTTGCAGTTGTACCGACTAGAGCAGCAAAAGAACCAGCAGCAACGCTATTAGCACCGATTACTGTTCCATCAATAGCACCACCGTCAATGTTAACACTGTCAGAATGCATTGAAGCAAAATCAGCCGCACCAGAACCACTTACTGTAGTAAATTTAGCAGCCGCTTGAGAGGTAAGACCAACTGTCATTCCATCTGCTGAACCGCCACTAATAATAGCGTGACCAAGAGTAGCTTTATCAACATCAACTTTGTGTACTGAAGCAAGTCCAGAACCACTTAATGTAGTAAATTTACCAGAACTTGGTGTGTTTTCACCAATAGTCGCAGCGACATCACCAAAAGTAACGTTTGCATCTGTAGTAAGATCTTGATTGAGTGTAGAAGCTCCTTCAATTGTTAGGTTTGCACCAACAGTGAAGGTTGATCCTGCATTGACATCAAGTTTTAACTCGCTACCATTAGGTGCCTTAAAATCAAGATTACCTCGATCATCATCAGCAACACGCATGTAACCAGTGACAGAACCATTCTCTTCGATATCAAGACCAGCACCTGCCGCAGAAGTCGCGCCACCACCATCATTGATAAGAATGTTTTTATCTTTTACTTGCAAGTTGGTTGTATCAACTTGAGTTGTTGTCCCGTTAACTGTTAGGTTTCCGTTAATAACCGCATCACTTGTAGTTGAAAGGGTTTTAAACGAACCAGCTCCACCAATTGCAAGGGTTTGCCCTGAGATTGTGTGCGAAGCAGAAACACTAGTTAGGTTTTGTAAATTTTTGTTGTGATCCAACAACGTCACTGGTGTAAAACTAGATACACCGTTTGTCCATTGGATACCACCAAACGAGCCAGTACCCGCTTGTATACCAAATCTATATTCATTAGCCATATTATAATTTCTCCTTATTAAAAATTTTCCAAATTTTTTTTAATAAAACGGATCTGCCCGAATTTTCGTTATTGAAAAAACATCGTACCCGCTTGCATAAGTAGGGTCAAAAAAAGAAAAAGGCAATTTATCAAAACAGCTTAAATTGGCTGTTAGACGTTAAGTTCGGAGGATTAGAGTGGTTTTATAGGGGGAAAAAAAATTAAATTTTTTCAAGCATAATTTTAAACTTTTCACCAGTCAAATTATTTCGAACAGTTAGCATGTCCTGTTCCTCAATGAGGGTCCAGTTCCCTCTTTCGTTTTGTAAATGAAGGTCGCCAGTGTAAACATTTGTTGCATATATGTTGGCCCAACGGCTGTTGGATTCCCCCAAATCATAAACGAGATCCCCGTATGGGATTACGCTACCAGATGCATTGGTTATGCCACCAATTGTTATGTTCCCAGTCAACTCAACAGTTGCGCCATTCCAAGTTAAATTATTGGAACTAGAAAGTTTAGTTTTGGTTTGGACAACAGTTATTTGATTCCCACCAGCATCACCAGTGATTTTTATCCTGTTTCTATTGTCTCTACCACTAAATCCGCTACCAAAGCCCATAACAGAAATAAATAGTAATTTATTGGAACATTCACCTTTAACAGTGTATTTATTATCAGCGAAGGAAGGAAAATAAACCAATGGAAGATGAAAACCCTACAATAAGCAACCCTTTTACAAGGGAGTTAACCCAAGAAGAAATTAACGAAATATCTATTAAATCCTTCGACCGTGGTCAAATAATGGGACAAAAAGACGCCTATTTCAAGGTAGAACAATGGCTTAGAAAACAAGTGATAGATCAATTTATGAAAAAGGCTGATGATAATGCTAAGATATTAAGATCAGTTCTGGGGCATGTTGAAGCCCTAATAAAAACAATCCCCGAAGAATAATTAATATTTTATTTTACTTGACAAAAAGGATAAGATCTAGTATTATTTCACTATGATTAAGTCTGGTATTCCGTTCGTCGGTCTTCATGCACACTCAACTGCGGGTTCTCCGTTCGATGCTATCGGATACCCTCAACAACACATGGACTTTGCTTATGAAAATGGCTGTGATGCCTTGGCACTGACCGATCACGGAAACTGTAATGGTCTAGCATATCAGGTTCTTCATGCAAAGTCAATGGAAAAAGCTGGCAAGAACTTTAAACCAATCTATGGGTGTGAAGCCTATTTCATCCCATCACTCAAAGAATGGGAAGAAGTCTACAACCAAAGCAAAACAGACAAGAAATCTAAGAAAGACGCAACAAGTGGTGGATTCACAGTAGAAGACGAATCAGAAACCAAATCAGTAAAAGATATACTTAATCGTCGTCGTCATCTAGTGTTGCTAGCCCAAAATCAAACAGGTCTTAATAATATCTTTAAGTTAATTTCACAATCATATAAGCCAGGAAACTTCTATCGCTTCCCAAGAATTGATTATGATCTGCTCCGAACACATAGTGAGGGTATCATCGCTTCCTCTGCCTGTTTAGGTGGCGTTTATGCAGGAGATCTGTGGGAAAATATGGATAATGGAGATGAGGCTGTCCTAAATGCTATGCGTAAAACTACTGAAAATATGCAAAGTATTCTGGGTGATCGGTGGTATGCAGAACTTCAATGGTTTAAGCACCCCACACAAATGAAGCTGAACACCTTTATCGTTCAAATTGCTAAAGAATATGGCCTTGAATTAATCTCAACTGCTGATAGTCACTACTTTAATCCTGAAGTGTGGAAGTCTCGCGAGCTATACAAACGATTCAGACCAGGCGCAACCGCATTCTTTGGTGAGATGGCTGAAGATTTAGATGAGTATGGAATGGAACTGTATCCCAAGAATGGTGATCAAATGTTTGCGTCTTATAAAAAGTATTCATCCGAACTCGGCGTGAAATTCGATGATGATTTGATTAAAGACTCGATTGCTCGGACTCACCATATTGCACATAACCGCATCGAAAAATTCTATCCAGACAATACAGTGCGACTACCCTCCTTTGTAATACCTGATAATATGACAGACGACGAGGCACTAAGTGTAGCTTCGGTTAATAATTTGCAATCCAAAGAATTGACCGACCCTGTTTATGTGGAGCGACTTGAACATGAACTCCAAGTAATCAAAGACCGTGGTTTTAGTCGTTATTTCCTAACAATGAAAGCCATCGCAGATAAGGCAACTTCGATGCAAATTACTGGCCCATCACGCGGTTCAGCCGGTGGCTCTTTGGTTGCATATGTTCTTGGAATTACTCAGGTAGATCCTATTAAGTATGGTTTGCTTTTTTCTCGTTTCTTGAGATCTGATGCGAAAGACTATCCAGATATTGATTATGATGTGTCAGATCCTATGACACTTAAAGAGTCTCTAGTGAAGGAGTGGGGTGAAGATAACGTAGTTCCTATTTCAAACTGGAACACCCTCCAGTTACGCTCTTTGATTAAAGATATATCAAAATTTTATGACATTCCATACCAAGAGGTAAACGTCGTAACCAAGAAGATGGTGTTTGAGGCTATGGCCCCTGCTAAACGCGATCACGGTATAAAGGCTGGCGTGTATGAGCCAACTTTTGAAGAATTAATGAAGTATAGTACAAGCCTTCAAGAATTCCTAAAGAAATACCCACAAGTCGAGCCACACGTAAGAACCTTGAAAGGTCAGGTGCGTTCTTGTTCACGTCATGCTGGCGGCCTGGTTGTTGGCGAAGATCTCAACAAGTATATGCCCTTAATTTATTCCGGTGGTGTTCGTCAAACTCCCTGGACTGAGGGTCAGAATGTTAGACACCTTGAACCAATGGGGTTTATTAAGTTTGATATTCTTGGACTAAGCACCCTAAGAATGATTGAGGATGCAATCTCAAGAATCATTCAGAAGCAAACCGGTACAACGCCAAAATTTAGTGAGGTTAAAAAGTTTTATGATCAGAACCTCCACCCAGACAAGATGGATTTTGATAATCAATCCATATATCGAAATATATTTCACAAAGGAAAGTGGGCAGGTGTTTTTCAGTTTACCGAATCTGGAGCACAATCGTTTTGTAAGCGAGCAAAGCCAACTTCTTTGATTGATATTGCAGCTATTACATCAATTTTTCGCCCCGGACCGTTGAGCGCCAAGGTTGATAAAGATTATGTAAATGCTAAGAATTCGCCGGGAGATATTAAATATAACCACCCAATCATTCAAGAGGTTACTGAAGAAACATATGGCTTTCTAATTTTTCAAGAGCAGATTGCTTTACTAGCTCACCGCTTGGGTAAGAATATCTCACTCGACGAAGGTAATCTTTTACGTAAACTATTAACTAAAAAAGGAACAGGCAAAGGTGCAAAAGATAAGCTTAAAATCTATAACAAATTCGTGGCAGGATGTGCAGAGAAAGGAATTAGCACGGTCGAGGCAGAGAATCTTTGGAAAACTTTTGAGTATTTTAGTGGTTATGGCTTTAATAAGTCCCATGCTGTCGGTTATAGTATTCTATCTTACCAGTGTGCTTGGCTACTAAACTATCACCCAGCAGAATGGTTAGCTGCGTTTCTAAACAAGGAGCCTGAAAGCCGCAAAGAAAAAGCTATTAATGTTGTCAAGAATTTGGGATACAACATTCAGGAAGTAAACATTAATCTATCCGGTCGCAACTGGGAAGTCTCAGACTCCGGTGAACTAGTTCAGCCCCTTACCTCGATTAAAGGTCTGGGCGATAAGGCTATGGATCAAATCTTGGAACACCGACCCTTTAATTCAATTGAAGATTTGCTGTTCAATGAGGAGATAAGTTATTCTAAACTTAATAAAAAATGTTTAGATGTTTTAGTGCGTTCTGGTGCTTGTGATACTATTGTTGATGATCGCTTTAAGCATTGTAGACACCTTTGGCTTTCAACCGTAAATAATCGTCCTAAAAACAGGAAAAAGCTGGAAGAAAATATTAAATTAAACACTGCTGAGCCTGATTTTTCTGAGGAAGAAAAGATTGAAAATGTTGTAAGTTTAACTGGTATATTTCCATTTGATCTAGTTTTAGACAAGAAGGTGAGAGAGAGGCTAGAGCAGGCCAAGGTTCCACCGATTGCGGATTATGATAAAGATTTACAATTATCTTGGTTTATTCCTAGGGAAATCATACCAAAAAAGACTAGGAACGGCAAAACTTTCTGGATTTTGAATGTAATTGATGATACATGTCAAACCACTAAAATAATGTGCTGGAATATTTGGGGAGACACACGTGTTTTTCTCAACAGACCATACATTGCGAAACTTGAACATAGCGATCAATGGGGTTTTTCAACCCGCAAAGTTGGTGGCTTTAAACTAATAGGATAAAAAAATGACTGAAAATAAAGATAAAATTTTATTTGAAAGGAAATCTTTTCAATACCACTATAGAATGATGGCCATTATGTGTAATAATGAAGGGCTTGGCGATCCTCACAACTATGGAAGATCCAAAGAGATTTTCGCAGCTTGTGAGTTGGGCCATAAAGTGGCGACAAAATACTCTGGTGCTGATGCTTTTCTGCTTGATGGAACCCCTGTTGAATACAAGTCAACGATTGGTAAAAATGTCAAAGGTTCTTATACGGGAGTTTCTGTGCAGCCCACTTGGAATTTACAGGAAAAATATTTACGAGAAGACAAGATTGGAAAGTATCCCTATCACTTTTATAACCGTTTTGATAAAAGTGGGCTCTTGGTCGAATCGTGGAAAGTATCAGCTGATGCAGTTCTCAAGGTTCTTTTGCCCAAATTTAAAGCATCCTACCCCACAGTATTGAAGAAAAAAGATCCTAGACTTAGTGCCAACATGACTACGGCAGAAATTAAAAAATATGGCAAGAGGGTATATAACTCTTGACAAAAGATTTAAATCCTGTATAATATAGATAATAAAGCATTTTTACAGAGGAGAAAAAATGAACACCGAAATGTTTGATAAATTAAAACAAGAAATCCCAAACTTTGTTGAAGAACATTGTTTTTTGGTAAAGCCGGAAAACGTTGTGTATGATGAAACTAAGTCACAATGCAGACAAGGCGGCCATATTAAAGAAAAGTATCCACTATTTAAAGAAATTATAGAATCGGGTGCTGAATTAGCACCAATTTCAGGCATCCGTTTGCCGAATGATAAGTTTGATTTGCGAGAAGGGGCGACTAGAGTAGGTGGCGCAAAACTGGCAAACAAACCTCTTTTAGCATCTGACTACTTTCACAAAGAATTGGGTTACACTGAATCCGACTGGGAAGATTTTCAGGCAATAGCAAACGATCCTAAAATTGAGACACCCAACTCTATTGGTGATATGGAATATTTAATTTCCAAACAAATCAATAATGGAAATCTTGAGAAAAAAATAGGAATTAACTATGATGAAAATCCAGATGAGTTCATTGAAGCTGCTGCAAAGCGATATAAGAGTGTGATTTATAAAAACTCTGGTAGAAGCAAAGATTTTTTCACCAGAAAGGTCAAAAACGCCCTTAAGCCTAAAGTTCAAGCTGCTGGTGCTTATGAGAATTACGACAAAAAAGCTGCACTAGAGATTTATAAGGCTCAAGCAGGTTCAAACTGGAATGGTCAAAGACAGGGGGAAATCGACAATAACAGAACTGTATATCCAATTGCTAGTATGAACCACTTGAATCCTAACATTATGGGGTATTCTGCTTCAAAAATGATGTCAAATCCTGATATAATTATAGATTTAGTATTTTGGACTGGAGACATTGTTGGCAAAACGAAGGATGAGATCATACAAAAGGAGAGAAATCAGGTTCTCGGATGGTTTAATAAGGTAAATGCAACATATGGGTTTTTCGGAGATCTTTATGTACTTCCTCAAATCAAGCAGGGGAAAAATAAAGAAAACCTACACAAATTAATCAAGTTGACATAATGGATATTACAATAAACCAACAAGATGGACTTGAGCTTCTGCGCTCCCTTGAAAAGGGGAGCGTGGATCTCATTCTTACAGATCCCCCCTATGTTACATCCCGCCAAAGTGGGATGCAAAAATGGTATGAAAAAACGAAGAACAACACCCATGAAGCAAAAACAGAATCTGAATGGCTAAACCTTAAAACTCTTACCGAGTGGAAACAATTCCTACGAAAAGGTAAAGTGGCAAGGGGTAAAAGAAAGAAGAAATTGCAAGAATGCAGAGAAAACTTTCTAAAAACAGGCAGCATTTATGGAGAGAAGTACGGAGTTCAGACTGATTATGGAGACTGGGATTCAGAGTTTACACTTGATAAGTTAAATGAATTTGTAAAAGAATTTCATCGAGTGCTAAAAGATGGCGGCACGTGTATCATCTTTTTTGATATTTGGAAACTTACCAACTTAAAGGACATTTTAGAGGACAATAAGTTTAAACAATTAAGATACATTGAATGGATTAAAACAAATCCTGTTCCAATTAATAGTAAAGTAAATTATCTAACTAATTCGCGAGAGATTGCTTTGACTGCCATCAAGAAGTCTAAGCCAACTTTTAATTCAAAATATGATAATGGAATATACAAATACCCCATTCAGGGAGGCAAGAACCGAACCCACCCAACTCAGAAGAATTTAAAGTTGTTTGAAGAATTAATAACTAAACATTCGAATGAGGGTGAACTAGTGCTAGATTGTTTCCTTGGTGGTGGCACAACCGCTATTGCTTCTTTCAATACTGGTCGTAGCTTTATTGGTTGCGAGCGAGAGAAAGAGCATTACGACAATTCTATTGATTGGTTGGAGAGAGAAGGTAATGAATAATACTGAACATACTTTAGAAATACAAAAATTAATTATAGGTAGAGATGAGGCAGAATGCGAAGCGAATTCTACTATCTCAGAATATCTTGTAGAAAGAGCTGCACTCTATGGAAATAAGCTCGGCAGGATGAAAAAGAAGGTAGTTGAATTTGACATTGTAGAAGATCAATACTCAGGGGATTGGGTGTTGATATGTTACTGTGAGAGGGACTTTTAATGAGTGATGAGTATGACGTATTAATCGATGATTTGTTCATGGATGACTCAAAACCACCATCAAAACCAACCGCCCAAGATATTAGGCAGGCAATAAATAAAGAGATTCGCTTAAATCGTGCAGCAACCAAAACAGTAAAGGGTCTAGAAATCGATGTACCAGATTCTTGGGTGGACGTACTTCAAAATAATGCAGCTATTCTATATGACTATGGACCAGCAGGTTGGAAAGTTATGTGGTATCAGAAGCACTCTGAAGGACCGGGCGAAGGAGAGTTAATTCGCTCTTGGATAAGCATAAGAGACAAACGGCATGTTGCCAAGGAGATGAGATAAATGATTATTGAATACACAAGAATGAGAGCAGATGTGCGTCCGCCGGAACGAGCAAACCCCAGTGATGCAGGATTAGATTTGTATTTTAACCCAGAATCAAAAGGGTTTTTACCAAGCCCAACGATAGATAGCGTAGTTATCAATCCCGGCGAGAGTCAATTACTTTCCACCGGCTATCGCTTTGGCGTACCGCATGGCTATATGTTGGAGATTAAAAATCGTTCTGGTGTTGCATCGAAACGCTCTTTGATTGTTGGTGCCTGTGTTGTTGACAGTGGGTATGATGGGGAGGTATTCATCAATCTTCATAATGTCGGTAAAGAAGCGCAAACAATCGAACCAGGAACCAAGATTGCCCAAGCGGTGATGGTGCCTGTTGTCCATTTCCGTGCTGTCGAGACACAAAGTGGAAATCTATATGGGTGGTATCCCATCACTATTTCTGAACGAGGCGACGGTGCCCTAGGTTCAACTGATAAAAAATAGGGGGATTTGTAAATGAAAAAGGGAATATGTTTTGACGACGTATTGTTGGTTCCTAAATATAGCGAGATAAGATCCAGAAGCGAGATTGATATTGGCAACCGTCTAGGCGGGTCAATAGAACTAAGATTGCCGATTATCTCATCTCCAATGGATACTGTAACCGAGCATTGTATGTCTGTTGTTATGGCGGATAAGGGCGGGATGGGAATTGTCCATCGCTACAACACCATTGAAGAGCAGGCAAAATTGATTCCGAAAGCAACACTCGTCGGCGCAGCCGTAGGTGTAAACGGAGATTACTTGGAACGCGCCCAAGAAATGGTCAATGCTGGTGCAAAATTGATTTGTGTTGATATCGCCCATGGGCATCATTCACTTATGCGCAGTGCCCTGTGGAATTTAAAGAACAAATTACCACGAGAAATTCATTTGATGGCTGGAAATGTTGCAACCTCTGAAGCCTTTTACGATCTTGCTTCTTGGGGAGCAGATAGTATAAAAGTTGGCATCGGAGGCGGAAGCATTTGTTCCACTCGTATCCAAACTGGTCATGGTGTGCCGACTTTACAGAGTGTCATAGATTGTTCTACTGCTTCCTTTGAGACCGGAGTTAAAATGATTGCAGATGGAGGTATAAAAACATCAGGTGATATAGTAAAGTCTCTCGCTGCTGGAGCAGGATTTGTTATGTTGGGCTCGATGTTAGCAGGAACGCACGAATCACCAGGTGAAATTATAGAGCCAAATAGCGAAAGACCTCGAAAAGCATATAGGGGTATGGCGTCTAAAGAAGCACAAGTTGAGTGGAGAGGGAGTGTATCCTCCAGAGAGGGTGTTGCCACAGAAATTCCTTATAAAGGTAGTGTGGAGCCCATCTTAGAAGACTTGCAAGTAGGCATACGCTCAGGATTTTCATATAGTGGAGCCTCATGTTTAACAGAGCTTCAAGAGTTTTCTAGTATGTTGCAGCAAACCAATGCTAGCCGCAGAGAAAGCTCAACCCATATTATGGAGCAGGGGTTTTAATTTTGTCATCATTTGCACGTAAACATCGTCGTAAAAAAGAAAAAGACGCCCAAAAGGATTTCAAGAAAAAGGTAGGCTTGTTTGACAAGTTGCCTGATCATTGTTTGGTTTGTCAAAAAGATTTTGATAAAAAAGATAAAGAAATGGTGATGTCTTGGAATGTTGTGGTTCACAAAGAAAAAGAAGTGGTGAGGCTATATTGCCCTACTTGTTGGGATGAAGCCGGAAAAATTATTAAGGATATAAAAAATGGACAACAAAACGCAAAAGTTAATGTTTAGCTCAAAATCAGATATGTGGGGCACTCCGCAATCTTTTTTTGATAAATTAAATAAAAAATATAAATTCTCCTTAGATGCTTGTGCAACCAAGGAGAATAGTAAGTGTGAAAGATTTTATACTATTGAGGATGATGGCCTTTCAAAGAGTTGGGAGAATGAGGTGGTTTTTGTAAATCCCCCATACAGCAACGTGGGCGAGTGGGTTGCTAAAGCTCATTATGAATCCACCCACAATAATGCCACTGTTGTGATGTTGATTCCATCTCGCACTGATACAAAATACTGGCACCAATATATAATGGATGCGGCAAATAAAATCTTCTTTATCAAAGGAAGGTTAAAATTTCAGAACGGGTCAACAGTCTCGGCACATTCTGCTCCGTTCCCATCAGCAGTCGTAGTATTTGACTTGGGCCACTTTCGTTGGTCCGGTGGTCCGACAATTAAAACAATGGAGAGGTGAATGTCTGACAAAAAATCAAAAATTATCTTCACCATCCCCGAAAGAAAAAAGGTCGATCTCAAGTTACAGTTACAATATGATAACTTAACTCAGGTAAAATTTTTCACAACTATTGTTGATGGCTATATCAATAAGGAATCCAGTTTAATGGAATATATTAATAAATTTAAAAAACAAAACTCAATCCAAAACAACGAACAGCGAAAGAAGATTTCGGGGAACATAAGAAAAGCCCAGCAAGTTAAAAACAAGTTTTCCTTGGAAGATTCTGAAGTTGAAAACATATTTGATATTTTAGAAAAAGAGCACCCAGAACTATGAAGTGTTATGACAAGTGCCGGATTGACGGAAAAAAATGTAAAGAAAAGAAATGTCGATTGTGGATAAATTATCCACAAGATTTTAATTGCACAGAAATTTCTGTTCAAAAAAATGATAAATTGGTATTTAGGGAAATTGGCGAGAGATTGGAGCTTACAACATCAAGAGTTAAGCAAATAGAAACTGCGGCATTAAAAAAGTTAAATACTAGGATAAACTCCATTTTGAAAGTAATATGAGAGAAGTTTCCAGTTTTACTGACTATTTATAAACAGAAATAACTTTTTATATAAGTTAAGGAGAACTCACAAATGGCAAAAAATGAAAATAAGACCCTATTAAATGAAGGAACTATCCGTCGAATGATGAAACTAGCAAACATGGAATCATTGGGTAACGGATTTATTACTGAGAAGTGGACTGGCGAAAAAGCAGGCGACGAAGGCGCAGGCGATCACGAGGACGACACTGACTATGCAGGAAAAGGAATGCGCAAAGGTGACAAGTCTGATACCGGTCGTGGTGAAGATTTTGTCAAAGAAGAGTCGGAGATGGAAGCTGAATTGTCTGCCACAGAAGACGAGCTTGGTGCAGAAGATGAGGTTGCGGACGAAGAAGCAGCTGAAATTGAGAGCGAAGTTACAATCACCGATGATGAAGCACAAGATATTATCAATCTTGCTGATAAGCTAAAGGGTGCTGTTTCCGATGCCGAACCCGAAGAAGAGCCAGTGGTTGATATGGAAATGGATATCTCTGGAGAGGAAGAGATTGATATCGAAGAACCAGGTATGCGTGGTTCCGAGATGTACGAAGAAGAACTATATGAAGCTGCACTAAAAGGGTTGGAAATTGATATTGTCGATGACTCAAAAGAAGCAAAACTGCAACAAGTTAAAGAAGCCGTATATAAGAAAGTTATCAATCGCCTCCTAAAAGAAGCAAAAAAATAATTTGACTTATAATCATTTATAAGTTATATTCACAGAATGAGCTATAACAAAAAAATTATAGATCATTTCGAAAATCCAAAAAATGTGGGAACCTTGGATGCGGCATCTGCCGATGTTGGCACCGGTTTAGTCGGAGCGCCTGCTTGTGGCGACGTTATGCGACTACAGATTAAAGTCAACTCCGAAGGAATAATTGAAGATGCTAAATTTAAAACTTTTGGGTGTGGTTCTGCTATTGCTAGTTCCTCTCTTGTTACTGAGTGGGTCAAGTCCAAAACGATAGAAGACGCCGAAAAAATTACAAACAAACAAATAGTTGAAGAGCTTTCCCTCCCGCCCGTGAAAGTTCACTGCTCTGTTCTTGCAGAAGATGCTATCAAAGCTGCTATAAAAGATTGGAGAGAAAAATGCAAGAAGAAGGGATAGAATTTACAGAATTTGATGAAGATGAACAGTATCCCATTTCCATTTCACCACCAGCCATAGAAGCCTTCAAAGATGCAATTGCTAGCGAAAACCTGCAAGAGGATACCGCCCTCCGAGTAGGTCTCCGTGGCGGTGGCTGCGCTGGTTTTGAGTATGTGTTAGATTTTACATCACCCCGATCACATGATTATAAAATGTTCTTTGATGGTGTAAAAGTTTATATGGATCCAATTTCGGCGATGCACCTTGAAGGAACTACAATAGATTATGTAACTAGCTTGATGGGTTCAGGATTTAAATTTATTAACCCAAATGCAACTAAGACTTGTGGATGTGGATCGAGTTTTGGGTGAGAAATTTTTATTTTTTTCGCTTGGATTTCAAATCGGCGTGTTTGTTTCCTCGCTAGTTTTTTTACTTGCTATGCAAAATTGTTCTTGATATTATAAAAATGGTGTAGTATACTGTTTTTATGGATAATACCTTATTGTTACTTGCCTTTTTATCATTCACGGCAGGATACATTTTTAAAACTATACTACACTCCTACAGAACCTATACCATAACAGCTTCTTTTGTTAGAAAAATCAGCCTTGATATGTTGGTTCTTGTTAGTGAAGTTGTCTATAATGTTTCGTTTATAGAACAGCTCTACACACTATCTCTAGAAAAAGCAGGCATGCCAGAAGACGCTAAGAAAATAAAAATAGATCTTGATATGAAATTCGAAGAATGGAAGATGGGGGTAGTAAAGAATTTTATAGAAAATTACCCCAAAGAGTACCGGTGGCAATTAGATTTTACCGACTGGGATGGGATTATAAAGGAGGTTGATGATATTTATAAACAGGGAAAAGAATAAAAGCGATGGACACGCCACCAAACATATCATCATCCCAACACGAGATGAGGGTGTATATATTAGATTACTTTAGAAAGAAAAAGCTCATAACTTTTCAAGAGAATGTGATATATTCAGAAAAAGTTTTTAAAATAAATGCTGTCCTGAAGTGGTGCTTTTCCCAGATACAAAATAAAAAAATGAGCTTTGCCCTTTGGGAAAAAAATAAAAAATTTTTAGCACAATATGTTGCAGGTATCGTTGACATTGAGTGGGATGATAACTCCTTTAATGTAATTGAGATAAAAAATGACAAAGAACCAAGAACCAAAAGAAAAACCATCAGCCGAACCAAACGTCGAAAAAGAGGAGATGACGCTGAGTGAGTTGAACGAGATTTTAGCCGCATCAAAAGCCGCCAGTGACCCAGAGTTAAAATGTAGGACCGTCACTATGTACGGCGAGGTTAATGAAGAATCTTGCAAACTAATTGTTTCTTCGTTGCATTATTATAGAGCCGTAGGAACTATCGAGGAGTTCGTGGAGTCAGATGAAGAACCAGAGTCTACGGTACAAATTGTTTCTAGTTGTCCAGACATTGATCTAATCATTTCCACAGAAGGTGGTAGTGTGCCTGATATGTTCTCTGCCTATGATTCCATCAGAGAGGTTTCTAAGTCTTGTGATATATCCACTTTTGGCGTCGGGAGAGTTATGTCCGCTGGTGTCCTTATGTTGGCCGCAGGTACGAAAGGAAAACGACGAGCAGGAAGAAACTGCCGCCTTATGTTACATGCAATTACTGGTGGTCATTTTGGTTCGTTAAAAGAGTTGGAAGTGGATATAAGAGAAGTAAAATGGTATGAAAATCAGTATGTTAAGGCTTTGTCAGCAGAAACGAACTTAACTGAAAAGAAAATAAAATCTATTTTTCGAAGAAAGACAGATACTTATTTCGATGCCGACCAAGCCTTAGAGTGGGGAATAATAGATGAGATTGTTTGATAAGGCCATAAATTTTTTAATAAAGGCAAAATTAGATCCATCATCCCAGCGACGTGATCAATTAGACCGCGAGGCTTCGGAGGAGTGGGCAAAGCCGAGTGGTGATCAAAAAAGTATAATCTGCAATAATAAACACTATGCTATTGAGTGGGACAATGTGGTAACATTCAAACAACCTGATGGGCTTGTGTTGCCAAAAAATTGTTATAAAAAACAGAAAAATCCACGCACACCAAATATGTTTGTCGCCCATTGGGATGTTTGCCTTTCATCTAAAAGTTGCTTTAATATATTAAAAAAACGTAAACTCTCGGTTCATTTCCTCATAGATAACGATGGAACAATTTTTCAATTAATGGATTGCAATGACATTGGCTACCATGCGGGCAACCGAGCTGTTAACAATAACAGCATTGGGGTGGAAATATCCAATGCTTATTATCCAAAATATCAAAGTATATATAAGAAGCGTGGCTTTGGCCCGAGACCGGTTTGGAAAGATGCGAAAGTTCACGGAAAAACACTAGAGCCTTTCCTCGGCTTCTATCCAGCTCAAGAAGAGGCTTTTATAGCACTTTCTAAAGCATTGAATAGTGTTTATGGAATCCCATTACAAACACCACAAGTTGGTGGTGTAACCTCCACAACTGTTGTCCCTAGTGTGAAACGTGGAGTGTTTAAGGGTGTTGTGAATCATTTTCATGTTACAAATCGTAAGATCGATTGTGCTGGATTTGATATTGATAAATTTTTAAAAAATATTTGACAAATCCAAATAACTTATGTTAGAATAAGTAATCTCTAACAAAGGAACAAAAATGAAAAAAATAGAAAATGGTAAAACATTGAATGAAGCTATAATGAGCGGCGTCAACAAGCTGGCTAACGCTGTTGGGGCGACTTTGGGTCCACGTGGAAGAAATGTTATCCTCAAAGGCAAATCACAAAAGCCAGTTATCACCAAAGATGGCGTGACTGTGGCTAAGTTTTTTGATTTAGATGATCCGTTTGAAAATTTGGGAGTGCAAGTAATTAAGCAAGCGAGTGATTCAACGAATACATTAGCGGGTGACGGAACAACTACCTCTACTATCTTGGCAAGAGCAATCCTTAATAAAGCTCAAACCCATCTATCCAATAACGTTTCTCCAATTGAATTGAAAAGGGGTATTGATTTAGCTGTTGAAGAATTCGTAACTCAACTTCGTGAAAAAACTCGTCCGGTATCAACACAGGAAGAGATTGAGCAAATTGCAACAATTTCAGCAAATGGTGACAAGGGCATCGGCAAGCTCATTGGTTCGGCAGTTGATCAAGTTGGAAAAGATGGCGCAATAACCATTCGTGAAGCAAAATCAAATTCAACTTCTCTTGAACTTACTGAGGGTTTTCGTTTTGACTCTGGGTTGTTGGCAAATGCTTTTATCACTGATGAACGACGTGGGGTCATGAGGCACGAAGATTGTTTGATACTGGTAACAGATCGCAGTATCACAATGATAGATGAAATACTCCCAGTTTTAGAAATTGCAGCAAGAGACGGACGACCACTCATAATTGTCGCAGAAGATATTTCCGGGCAAGCACTCGCAGCAATGATTATGAATTCTATGAAGGGTTCAATGCGAGTAGCTGCAATCAAGGCTCCGAGATATGGTGAGGAGAGAAGAAACATACTTGCAGACTTGGCCATCTCAACAGGGGGAGCTTTCATCTCCAGGGAGTCAGGAATGCAGCTTCAAGCAACTAAATTGGAACACTTCGGTACAGCTCAAACAGTTGAATCAAACATTTCATTTACAACCATTGTAGGTGGGAACCAAGATGATGTTAAGGTAGAGGAAAGAATTTCCCTCCTAAAGGAGCAGCTAGATACAGAGCAGGATTTGCGATTGTGTGAAAAAATACAAGAACGAATCACCAGACTCTCGTCCGCCATCGCTATCATTAAAGTCGGCGGCCTCACTGAGGTTGAGATGGTAGAAAAGAAACACAGAGTCGAAGATGCCCTTGAAGCGGTTAATTCTGCCCAAGAAGAAGGGATATTGGCTGGTGGTTCATCAGTTGTCTTAAGAATTGCAAAAAATCTAGAACTGGAAACCGAAAACCGAGAGCAGCAATTTGGAATAGAGGTGGTAAAAGAAGCGGTTAAAGAGCCGTTCAGGTTGATGGTTTCAAATGCTGGCTTGTCTCCTGATATTTATCTAGAAAAGGTAGAAAACCACTCAAACCCAGAGTCTGGATTGAATGTTGCTACTGGGGAAATTGTCAACATGTACTCTTACGGAATCATAGATCCTTTCAAGGTTGTAAGGTGTGCTTTACAAAATGCGGCGTCTGCGGCATCGACTTTATTATTAACAGACCACGCAATTGTCGAGGAATAAGTTCCCCCCACTAACTACTTAATACTTGTGAGCCCAGCAGAACAACAAACCATAGTAGAGCTTTCTACCAGAGTGGAGTTTTTGGAAGAAAAGATAATGGATGCACTGGAAGCTGTGCGCCAAAATCAAGAGAGAATGAGTTCGGACATTTCAAAAATTAAAGAAGCGGTTTATCATCCAGACCAGGGGTTATATGCTAGGCTCAAACTACTAGAAGAAGAAAGCAAATCACGTGCAAAATTTTTATGGCTTCTTTTATCAATGGGTGTGGGTTCAATCGGAGCCGCCCTCATTTCTCATCTAAGTTAATATTTTTTTCTTGACTTTAAAACTTCTATGTGCTATCATACATATTAGTGAGTCAGATGAATATGAGTGATGTTGATACAGGGATTACCCTTAAAGAAACCCAAATTTCTCGTTCTCGTATAGTAAAAGTGCTTGCCGAGGATTTAGATCTTTCGACTAAAGATTTTTTGGAGTCAATTTTAAAGTTTTATGACAAGAAAAACACTCTTACAAACAGACAATATCAAGCATTTCAAAAGATTGAAAGCCGATTTTCTCCACAGGAAAAACGTAAATGGGAATCGTGGAAAAAAGAATATAAAGAATTTTATTATAACGATTCTAAGATCATAGCCTCCTACTATTTAAAAGCTGGTTACTATTCTACTTTGGCAAACAAGATAACTGACGACGACACATTTGTCCCTAATCGCAAGGATTTTTTAAAAATGTATAGCAATTCATATGCGCAAAAGGTGGTAGAGGCAACCAGATCAGAACCAAAGTTTGAAGTAGGAGCCCAAGTCCAAATTCGTAAAACGGCAGGAAAAACATATGAAACCGAATACCTAAGCCCACTAAGGTTAAGACGATGTTTTGTGTTGCAAAATGATTTACCGGTGGTAAATGCGGTGAACGGAGCAAAGAGGTATCGTATTTTACCCATGGGTTATTCAAACCCTATTGATATTGATGAAAGGTTTCTTATGAAACTTGATAAGAGAGGAAAAAATTCATAATGAAAGTAGTAGTAAGTTATGCTTGTGAGCTGGAAGATATTCCTTACACAATTGTAGAATTGTTACAAAATTTAAAAGAAAACCATCTACCAGGTGTTGAGATTGACATTCAGGATGCTATATTGAGTAGTAATGAAAACAAAGTTTCAGAGGCACTTGAGTCTATGGATGCTGCTCGTATTGGGTTAGCGAAAATAGACAGTAGGTTGATGGACTATATGAGCATTCTAGCTGGGTATTCCAAAACAAATGCAGATGCTTATATAGAGGACACTCCACCCCCAACCCAACAGGGTACGCAAGAAGTTGTCCCGCATGATATTTTAAACACGGTGGAGGATAATAATGTTGATACCAAAAGCAAAACCCAAAATGATTAAGTTAGTTGAAGTGGTTGAGAGTGGTGGGCACTACAATCTCCGAGAGATTGTTTTAAATTCTGTCCACATTATTTCAATGGTTGGTGACAATTTCAGTGCAGGACTTCACGCAAATGGCAAATTACCAGAAGGGTTACACGAAGCTCAACAATTTTCTAAAGTTGCTTTAGCAAATGGTAAAGAAATTACTGTTGTCGGTAGTCCCGATATGTTGGGACAAAAAGTAAAAAATATTCTTCATGGGTGATTTTTTGCTTGACGCTCCAATAACGGTGTTTACACTACAATCACGGAGGAAAATAATATGTCATCACTAATTCGTTTCAATAACAATCATTCAGATCTTATCGATAGGTTCTTTGGGTTTGACGATCTTTTAACGAGACCACTGGTCAAGGAAGTGAAAGATTATCATAAACCAGTCGTCAGGAGTCTTGAAGATAGATATGAAGTTTCTTTAATTGCACCAGGTTTAGAGAAGAAAGATTTTAATATCACTCTTGAGGGAAACCAAATTACAATCAGTTACGACGCTAGCGAAAATGAAAACAGCTATTGTTACGCAACTAAATATTCGAAATCATATACAATTCCAGCAGATTGCGATGTCGAAAGTGTTTCAGCTTCATATGAAAATGGTGTAATGGTTATCAGCTTACCTAAAGCTGAATCGGCAAAGCCAAGAACAATTAAAATTAAATAATTGCTCTCCTTATTATTGTTGTTTATCCAAGGATGCCCTGTGTAATGCGGGGCATCCTTTTTTCTTTTGTTTTACTTGTAATTCTAGACTATTTATAGTATAATGGAAGACAAAACCGACTCTAGGTTATATGTTAGAGTTGGTTGTTCTGTGTGTTTAAGCGGCAGAAGACAAGGTGTTTTTATGAATTGTCCCTATTGTGATAAGGAAAGAAAGCAAGTGATAGAAGCATCCTTTGGTGCCATTAAAGATTCGCTTCACCAAAATTTATCAGCGGATCAAAAACAAGAATTGATTAAGTTCTTGCAAGAGGAATAATATGAAAATATTAATGGAAAGCTGGCGAGGATATCTTAATGAGGGACAGCAAACCCCAAAGGCAATTTTTATGGCTGGTGCCCCAGGTTCGGGCAAGTCCACAGTTATTGATAAACTGGGGTTAGATACACTAGAGATAATTAATCCTGATGAGTTTTATGAGCCAGCATTGGAAAAGTCAGGTCTCGGAAAGAACATAGCTAAACTAAAGGAAGACTTTTTACAAGCTAGGCAAGACTTTAAAGAACTTTTGAGCGAGATTTTGAATCTTGTTGAGCCCGAAGATGGGTGGAATCACGAAGTTTTAGGCGAACTATATGATTCTGCCATGGAGGAAGCCAACGACGATCAGACTTTTATTCACAACCTCAAAACTGTACGTAGCAAATATGATGCCAACCGCGCAAAGATAGTTCAGCAAGCAAAATTATTTAGTCAAGCTAGAAACTCAGCAAAGGAAAAGCAACAAGCGGCAGCAGCCGAAGGCCAAAGTTTCGTGGTTGATGGAACAGGCGGACGATTCGGTGTCATTCGCAACCAAAAGCAAGCACTCGAAGAACAAGGGTATGATGTTGGAATGATCTTTGTGGACATTCCATTGGAAGATTCTCTTGCACGTCAACAAAAACGCCTTGAAGCTGGTGGTCGCGCACTAGATCCTAAAGCTATTGAAAAATCTTGGAACGCGGTTAATAAAAACTTAGAACCTTATAACGAGCTGTTTGGAGACAATCTCTTTCGCATTGTTGCGACTGATGAGGAGATGGATGCAAGCATTGCCGAAGAAGGTGAACGGCTTTCATCTTTCTTGGGAGGTTTGGAAGAAGATTTTCAGTCTGAACTAAAACCACGACTCCAAAAACAGATGAAGCGCCTTTTGCGTCACGGTGGAAATAAAGATAGTGGACCATTTGACGAGGAAGCTCCGATTGATTATCGCGGCTCTGCTCCTCCGGGCGCACCTGGAGGTTGAAAATGCCCACAAAAAAGAAAGAATTGGAACAGTTACAAGAACTGAAGCCCCAACCCTTACCCAAACTCGCACCCCGAGGAATTCGCTCATTTACAGTATTTAGAGAGACAGATGAGAC